ATGAATTGTTTGGTGAATCAGCGAATGATAACATAGCATCCCACTTGGGGAAAGTTGGAATGACTAGGGAGTCTCAGGGTGAAGCAGTAGCTGAGGTAGAAGTAAAAACAACTAGAACATCAGAAAAGGTTGATTAAATGGATGAATGGGGTATAGAAGAGACTCCAGAAGTTGTTTTTGATGAATATAAGGCTCCCAAAGGTCGCTCGACTTGGGACGTGATGAATTCTGCAATTAATAAGAAAATTAAACCAACTCTCGAAGAAAAGAAAAAGATAAATGAGTTTATGTTTCATAAGCTCCTTTCTAGATTCGAACAAACATTGGAATTGGCTTTGATGTTCACTACAAAAAACATACCAATAGAGAATCAATATGATATCATAGATTCCCTTGTACCAAAGGGCTTTGTTCCTTTCGAAAAGGGGAAAAAGAAAGTCAGTAACTCAACAATAACAAATATTTCGAATCATTATAGGTGTTCAGAAACATTAGCAGAACGATATGTTCAAATGATGCCTGAACACGAAATTGAGCGAATTAATATCAAATACAATAAAAAAGGTAAAATATGACACAATATATAAATATCAGTCACAATGATATGGATGGAGCAGGATGTAATATCGTTCTGAGAGAAAAGTTTCCAGATATGGAGACTTATCATGTAAGTTACGGTAATATAGTGGAGACTCTTCAATCAATTGATGCTGATATTTCTCATCTAACTAAAATTCTTTTTGTTACGGATCTTGCTTTCGATGTCAAAGCGTTTAATGAATTAATGAGAATAGCTGAATCACACCCAGATTTAAAGATTGTGTATATCGATCATCACCCATATGAAGATGATGTTCAACTAGCGTTCAACGAATTGAATGGGTTTGATAATGTGCACACAAAACATGCGATTGGTATAAGTGCCACTCAGTTATGTTTCGATATGATAAAAAGTGATAACACGGATCTCAAGAACTTAGTAAAATGGATTAATGCATATGATATATATTTGGAACAAGAAGACCCTAACAATTTTAAAATAGGAAGCTTCTTGAATACCATATTCTGGGAAGTGAAGATGTCAGGCTTTAAAATAAATCTCATTAATGAGAACTATAAAATCCCTAAATTCTTTAAATCTATGTATAAAGATACCATAAATGATAAAAATGAGTATTTCGAGAAACAAATAAAAAATGGATTGGTAGTTTTCGATGATGATAATAGTATCCTATTGGCATTTTCTGACAAACATAAGTCTTTTTGGCAAGTTGATTACCCGCAATATGATTACTTGGTACTCCCATACCACACAAAAGGTAATAATATGTCTATCAGATTTTCTAGCACATTAACGGACCATGATGCAAAAAACATCAAAGATGATATTCTACAATATACAAAACAAAGTCCTTGGTTTGTATCTGGTGGTGGTCACCACCACGCGTTTGGGTTGACATTGGATAATGCTATGCCAAAAGATGAACAATTGGTTCTCATTGAAGGAATAGTTGATATTATCGAAGCATGGAATGCAAGTATCAATATGCCATTTTAAGCGACTCTTAATCTTAATGAAGTATAATATAAAGAGGTAAAAATGGAAAATGTAATATTAAAAAACTTGATGGTGGATGGTGATTTTTTCGCCAAAGTCTTCCCTCATTTAAAAGAAAGTCACTTTGACACATTAGAAAATACTGAAATTTTCAAGTCACTAAGTGCATACAACAAACAATATGACGCAGCACCAAACATTAAAGAGCTTGGGTTGTATATAAAAAATTCTGGGGAAATTACTGACGCAATCAGAACTAAGGTTATTACACAATATAAAGATGTAATGTTAGAACCCCCAGTGGAAAATAAGGAATTCCTTATAGACCAAACTGAAAAGTGGATTCAAAAAGAAGAATTATCTGAAGCAATTTTTAAATCTGCTGACCTCATAGAAAACAATCAACCATTTGCACCAATTATTGGTATGATAGAAAATGCTCTCAGTGTCAGTTTTGATTATGATACTGGAATGGTGTATAAGGATTCTGAAGCTACAATCAGTAGATATGAATATTATACACAGAGAATTACTGGTCTAAGTATTGGATTACCATCAGTTGATACGGCACTCGGTATGGGATTAAGGTCAAAGACTCTCAATCTCGTCGTAGCACCGTCTCACGGTGGTAAATCAGCACTATTGATGTCGGCAGCAAGCACTGCTTATGTATTGAAAAAGAACGTCCTATTCGTATCCCTCGAAATGACTGATATGGAAATTTCAAGAAGAATAGATGCGAATTTACTACACCACCCAGCAAACGAACTTGGGAAAATTAATAAAGCAGAGTTCACTAAAAGATTGGATGATATAGCTGAACTTTCTGGTAACTTAGTCATAAAAGACTTTGCCGCAGGAACATTTAGCGTGTTGACATTAAAGTCGTTGATAAATGAATTAAAGGCAAATAATGGATTTGTGCCAGATTTAATCTGTATTGATTATATTGGTTTAATGACTTCAACTAGGACTACAATCGCACAGAGTGGAGGATATTCATTTTTTAAATCGATTGCTGAAGAACTACATGGTTTTGCCAAAACTGAAGATACAATAATTTTCACCGCAGCACAACTCAATAGGGGAGCATACGATAATCTAGATTCTGGGTTAGACTCCATAGCAGACTCATTGGGAGTTATTCAAACAGCTGACTGTGTTATTGCGTTACTTGCAAACCAATCACTTAGAGACCAGAACCAGAGCCTTATTAAGTTTCTTAAAAATAGAAATACTGGGCGATTAAGTTCTCATCTTGTAGAGGTGGATTTTTCTACAGTTACGTTTGTAGATCTTGAAGATCAAGACCAACAACAAAGATCGGTGGATTCAGTGAACGCTGGTATCCTCCAAAATACTGTTAATAGAGAAGTCGACACTTCTGTGATACAGTTTAATTAGGAGATAATATGGAATTATTAATGATGTATAGAAAAGTATCAGCACGTACAAATTCATGGTATGTACTGACTAATTTTTTAAAAATAAAACACGAACTAGAGGTGATACAATATCTGTCAGAAAAATTCGGAGTAATTCACCTATACGACAGATGGATAGAACACCCATTCCTCGCAGTACCATACCCAAGAATAGTGTCCACAGTTGCTGAATACGATGCTGGTAGAGGTAAGAATTACCAAATTGAATTAAAGAAAATATATGGTGCACTATAATGTATGATTATGAACAATATGAGAAAGTATGGAGAAGTGGTTTTGAATATTTCTGTCGAACAAGGAATACTGAGACCAATCAAGTCAGGTTTGAAAAAATAGAACCAACTTGGGAATTTTATGAAAATAACCCGAGTGGTGATATGTCATTTGTCCTAGACCCAACAGTAAAACTTTCCAAACGTGAATTTTCTGATCCAAAGGAAATGAAGCAATTTAAGGGGTTGATGGATTCTTTGGGTAAGGAAGTTTATGGTGGTCAGGCTCCTGAATATAAACATATCAGGGATAATTTCTTCCAAAGTGGAAAAGTTAATGATATGAGGATTTGGTTCTTGGATATAGAAACTATGAATGATGATCCGAATGATAAATCATTCCCAGACCCTCAGTTGGCTGAAAAACCTGTATCTCAAATTCAAATTTACGATAACTATACGGATAAGATTATCATTTTAAGTTTGGATAAAATGAAAGATGAAAGTAAATTTAAACACCACAAGAATCTGATATTCAAACACTATTATGACGAAAAGGATTTATTTAAAGATTTCATTAAATTGTTGGGTAAATTGAACCCAACAGTTATTACGGCTTGGAATGGGGATTACTTCGACTTTCCATATCTAACAAATAGAGCCATGGGATTGAGTGGCGTAAATTATAGGAAGTTATCACCAATATTAAAAGTGAGAGAAATTAAAACGGTTGATGGTCTTAACTATGACTGGGAAGGTATCTTTTTAATTGATATGATGCAAGCGTATAAAAAGTTTATCCCAAAACCACAAGTATCGTACTCCCTCGATAACATTTCAAAATCTGAACTTGGTATTGGTGAGGGAAAGGTTGATTATGGTGAATTTGATGATATAATTGATTTCTATCACGGTGACATCGATAAATTTCTTGAATATTCTATTCAAGATGTTGTGACATTGAAAAAGCTAGAAGACAAATTGAAATTGATAGAATTAATGCAAATTCTAGCTACAATGATGGGAATTAACATTGATGATTCCATGGGTACAGTGAAGCCATGGGGTCAGTATCTCACAAATCTAGCAATGAAAAAAGGTATGGTGATGCCATATGATAGAAAATCACATTTAGATAAAACTATTGTCGGTGGGTATGTTCGACACCCTCAAAAGGGGAAACACAATTGGTTAGTTTCTATAGATGTTGACTCAATGTACCCACTACTCGGTATGAGAGCATTTAATATGTCCCCAGAGACATATGTAAATGATTATGAATTACCTGATGATTTGATGGAAATTAGGCGAAAATATCACACACATGAAGATGAAGAGGTTTATTTAGATGAAAAGGTTTTATCTGAAATTCGGGAAGTCTGTCATAAACACGATGTAGCATTCGGTATGAACGCATTTTTCAGGCGAGAACAAGAGGGAATAATTCCAACTATTGTAGCTGACATTTATGCGACGAGAAAGGAAGCAAAACGTAAAATGCTTGTTTATAACGCTTTAAAGGCAAAATTAGCATCAATTTAAGCAAGGTTTAAGCTAACTTACGGTATAATAGAGTATATGAAAAGTTTGAAAGGCTTAAAGATGAAAATAGAAATTTATAAAACAATTGGTGGTGAAAATACTCTTTACACTGCAACTGTCAATGAAATGATTATTATCGATAATAATTCAAAACTTCCAATGGTTATTTATACCAATAGTCTTCAAGCAATACTTGACTATTTGGATAGCGTTGAACAAGGTAAATTGAAAATTTCATCTCGAGAATTATTCGAAGAAGGAAGTGCGGTTGAATACGAATGGGTTGAAACTCTTCAAACTCGACATTAATTTTAAGCAAGGTTTAAGCTACATTACAGTATAATAGTATATAACAATTAAAACACAAAGGTTTAAAGATGGCAAGATTACCAAAAGTATTTAAAGTTCAAGAAAGTAAATCAGGACGTTTCGGTGGAGAAACTAGAACATATAACCAAGTAGGAACATTAGAAAGACTTGTGAAAGCATATAGTTATTCATTAGAAGTTGGTCAGTCATGGGAACATGAAAAAGGTAACAAAAAGATTAATAGAAATCCTAAGTCAATTAAGACTTTGGTATCTAACCTTTATAACGCTAAAAACAATGCTGCGGCAAATGGTTATAGTGGTAGTCGATTTGAACAAGTTGAATTGTCTAAAGACGAAGTTGCTGAGTACTGGGAAGAAAATCCAATTGAAGAGGTAGCATAATGTTACTTCTTGAAATTCAATTTAAAGATAGTCACGGTGACTTTGATAACGAAAATCAAGTTATACTTATAAACTTGGAAAATATGGAAATTACTGGAAATGAAAATGGAGAAGATGTTTGGTCTAAAGTAGTAGACACAGCAACTTACACGCTCATTTATGATGGTGGGCAAACTGAAATCTCTAATGATTATGTACCAAATTGTATCCCAAATGAGTACGGTGATTATTTGGACTTGTGTGTAATGAGTGGAAAGATTACAAATTGGGAAAGTACGTTGGAAGAGATAGAAGAAGAATTCGAAAAAAAGGGAAAAGAGGTATGAAAAAAATGATACCTAGAGAATCGACTGAAGTTGTGTATTTAGAGGACGCGACTTTCCCAAATCACTTTGGTGCAATTTGGGAAGATAAAAAAGTTATGTTGGTTAGAAATATGGATATGGGAATAGATGAGGATAATCAAAAATGTTTATTTCAATGGCATACCGATAATATGTGTTTCTTACACATAGGAAGACCAAACACGTTGAACGAAGCATTAACTGAGTGTGGTCTAGATGAAGTTTTCCAATTTGATACTTTGGTTGAACTAGCAACATGGATGGAATCATGATTAGACCAACAGATGAAGAATTGACGAAGGACATACAAAACCTTTCACGGTTCTATTCCCAGAGTGAAATAATGGCTCAATACGATGAGATTGGTATTTCATTAACGGCTCAGGAGTTTATTACTTTAAAATACCCAGATGGGTTACACGAAAAGGCTTAAAATGACTTACGAACAAATTCTCAATGACATAGCTGAAGAAGCGTTTGAAAAGCGTTTACATGGTTCTGGTGGGTTATATCAAATTGGTAGAATTCCTAACATTGAAAATTTAGATTATGATTACGTTATTAAAGAACTGGATGAGATTATGGTAACTCTAGAATCAAATTTTGAGATGGGTGAAATATTTTATGATGATTTCTAATACTACTCCTGGATTGAGTGAAGTATCAAAAGAAGATGCAATATTAGCATTATTTACTAGAGGACAATATGTCACTAGGGATAAATGGGATGATGATTATTTCATATATTTAGATGATGGTGCTGTGATGACTACTAAATACAATATTGAAGTCGAACCAAAATATTTTGCTCACTTTTTACTTGGACAACAATTTTTTATTAGGAATTAAATAACTAAAATGACAAGGAGAAAGTATGTTAAGCGTTAAAATTTCTGAAGGCTTGGGGAATCAAATGTTCCAATATGCTTATGCTAAGGCTCTTCAAGTAAGGGGATACGACGTTGTTATAAATTTCCATAATTCTCGTATGCCACATGGTGGGTTTTCACTAGGTAAATATAAAATAGATTTGAATCCCATCAATCACTTAACACCACATAACATAGTTCATGAGGGTAAGTTATCATTCCGAGAAAATCTTTTAAACGTTACTGATGGTAGTGAAATAAGTGGGTATTTTCAATCAGAATTATATTTTAAAAATATCCGAGACACTATTGTTAATCAATTTACATTAGATGAATACTCACCATATGCGAAAAATATACAAGCCTTCATAGAAACAAACACTTGTACTTGTTCAATACATATCAGGAGAGGTGATTACGCACACCATAAACAACTGAAATTGTTACCCATTGATTATTACAATGACGCAATAGAATATATCAATTCAAAATTTAAAGAAGTGAATTTTTTAGTTTTTTCAGATGATATATTATTTGCTAAGGGATTTTTGAAAAACCAAAATATCACATTCATTAACAGTACGGAAAAAAGACCACCACATGAAGATATTTATTTGATGAGTTTATGTGAACACAATATCATAGCAAATAGTAGTTTTTCTTGGTGGGGTGCGTGGTTGAACTCTAATAAAGATAAATTAGTAATTGCACCAGAACATTGGTTTATTGATGAGTATACACATGAAGAACCAACTGATATAGTATGTAAATCATGGGTGAAGATATAGGAGTTTTAAGTCGTTCTTAAGGTTATTTTAGTATAATTAACCTATAAATATGGAGCGATTAATGACATTAGACGAAATATACGAAAAAATAGAAGACGGGTCTATGACCGTCGATGACATCAATACCATGGACTTGTCCCACCTCAAGGGAACTAATTTAGACCACATAGAAGGTCGTTCTGCGTATTGGAATACATACCAATTGGCTCTAAAAATTTCAATTAACTCATTATATGGTGCACTTGCAAACACTTACTTCTTATTGTTTAATAGGGACGTTGCTGCGTCAATCACAGGAAATGGTAGAATTTTCATTCAAGGTCTTGCAAACTATATCAATGACAAACTGAAAAAAGTTCTAAAGTCAAAGAAAGATTTTGTTGTTTACGGAGACACAGATTCAGTTTACTTCACACTCGGTGATCTAGTAACTAAATTAGATGTAGACACCAATAAAGAAATTCTCGATAAATTGATTAAATTCGATAAGAAATTCCTAGACGTTTGGACCCAAGAATATATAGAAATATACGCTGACAACTTCAATGCATTTAATAAGGATCCTATTGGTGCGAAACTTGAAAAGGTCGCGGACAAAGGTATGTTTGTTGCTAAGAAGAAATACGCTCTAAGAGCAGTTTGGGATGAAGGTGCGATTCTTTTAGATGACCCAAAAATGGCTGTAACTGGTTTAGAAATTGTTAGAAGTTCAACGCCAGCATTTTGTAGAAAACACCTCAAAGATATGGTTGATGTTATTCTAGATAACGATGCTAAATTTACAATAGATAAATTAACGGGAATTGAAGAATTATTTTTTGAAGCTCCAATTCAGGATATAGCTAGAGTTTCTGGTATTGGTTCACTTGCGTATGAGGGTTCAATAGGTAGATACACGAAATGGAAAAATGATAAAACATTAACTGCACCAATGAATGTCCGTGCCGCAATGAATTTTAATTTATTTGTACAAGAAACTGGATTAACTAAATACCCTCAAATATTGGATTCAGATAAAATAAAGTATGTATTTCTCAAGAAACCAAACACATTGGGTGATGATGTTGTTGCATTCCTAGACGCTGATTTTATCACTGATTCAGGTTTGGAAAAATACATTGATAGAGAGCGTATGTGGGAAGACTTCTTTATTTCCCCAATGAAAATTATGCTTGAAGCAGTTGGGTATGATTTAAATCAAAACTTTGATATGGAGGAATGGATGTGATAACTGGAATAGCAATTGAATCGTATTTGACAGATGAAGGGAATTTTATAATTGGGAAGAGATATTTCTTCAAACGTTTTCAACCAAATTTCCTCAAAGATGATGAATTGGTTTGGAGCACAACTGATGAATATCAACAAGATATGTCATTTACGAGCGAAAAACACATCTTAAAATATTTTAAGGAAATAGAATGACTAAGAAAGAAAAATTACAAAAGAAATTAGCAAAAATGGAAAGAAAAGAAACTAAGAAGCGTAAAAAATGGGATATGTATTTGGACGCATTTTGTAGTGATTGTGGTAGTTCTGGTGTATATTATCAATCGGTTGGGCAAGGTGCGATGGCTTATATTAATAGACTTCGATGTAATTGTACATATACACATACAAATCGTTATGAAAAGGCTCTTAATGCTACTGATATTATGGTCAAGGACTATAATAAAAAACTAAAGAAGTTCAAAGACAATCATTCTCACATCGAAAGTACATTTGGTGATGAGTGTGGTCGTTCATGGGATTAAAAAACAACAATTCTTTAATGAAATGGGTTGATCTACATGAAGTACGGTCATTCATTGAAAAAATGAATATTCCTAAAATATATAGACCATGGGGTTACTATTCAATTTTAGAGACTGGTGATAATTTCAAAGTGAAATTAATTCATGTAGATCCAGGAGAGATGACATCTTTACAGTACCATCTATATAGAACGGAATATTGGGAAGTGTTAAAAGGTGAGGCATTCATCACAAAGGGTGATGTGATATTCAACGCTTCAAGTGGGGATCTGGTATCAATTCACGTCAAAGAGCTTCATAGGATAGAAAATAAATCGATACAAGGCATCCAACTTATAGAAATTCAAGTTGGTGAAATTTTAGAAGAAACTGATATAATTCGCATTTCTGATAAATATGGGAGATAATAATGAAAATAGCATTTATTACTGGGATCACTGGGCAAGATGGTCAATACCTTTCAGAATTATTAATTGAAAAAGGTTATGAAGTTCATGGGCTTGTTAGGTATTCTAGTTCTGAATTTGACACAGAACGTATGCACCAAGATGTGAAAATTCATTTAGGCGACATGACCGATTCATTACGACTATTTAGTATTTTGAAAGAAGTACAACCAACTGAAATTTATAATCTTGCGGCGATGACACATGTAGGTGTGAGTTTCAACACACCAAAATATACTTCAGAAGTAAATTCAATGGGTGTGATAAATATCCTTGAATCTATTCGAGTTCTTGGGTTAAACACCAGAATATATCAGGCGTCTACATCGGAACTATTTGGTAAGGTTATGCAAGTTCCTCAAAGTGAAACGACTCCATTTTATCCAAGAAGTCCCTATGGTGTGTCTAAATTACACGCATATTGGAATATAGTCAATTACAGAGAAGCATATGGGATATTTGCTTGTAATGGGATTTTATTTAACCATGAATCACCAATAAGAGGTGAAAACTTTGTAACCAGAAAAATTACAAAGGCTATTGCTAAAATGTCATTGGATCAAAGTTGTGTATTAAAGTTAGGCAACCTCAACGCTGAACGCGACTGGGGACATGCAAAGGACTATGTTTATGCGATGTGGTTAATGTTACAACAACCAGAACCCGAAGATTTCGTAATTGCTTCTGGTAAAAGTCACAGTGTAAGACATTTCTTAGAAACTGCCTTCTCGGTTGTTGGTGTAAAACTTTCATTTTTAATTGATGATGGTGTAGAAGTAGGTATTGTAAATTCTAGTACCAATGACGCGTTTGTTATTGGGAGAAAAGTTGTTGAAACAGACGGTCAATTTATCAGACCGTCTGAAGTTGAAACATTATTGGGTGACCCATCAAAGGCTATAAAAATCCTTGGTTGGGAACCAGAATATACATTTGAAGAATTAGTAAATGAAATGATGGAGAAAGATTTAAATGAAATTAGAAAGTAAAATTTACATAGCTGGGCATAACGGCTTAGTTGGCTCTGCGATTAAGTCTAAATTAATAAATAACGGGTATAATAATATTATAGTTCGTACACATAATGAATTAGATTTAATGAACGCAGAAAAAGTTAGGGAGTTCTTTAAAAAGGAAAGACCAGATTACGTGTTTCTTGCCGCAGCAAAAGTGGGTGGTATATTGGCCAATTCGGAATACCCCGTTGAGTTTTTGTACAATAACTTACAAATTCAAAATAACGTGATACATAGTAGTTGGGAATTTGGGGTTAAAAAGCTATTATTTCTTGGAAGCACGTGTATCTATCCAAGAATGTGCCCTCAACCTATGAAGGAGAGTTATTTATTAACTTCTGAATTAGAACCAACCAATGAAGCATACGCTATAGCGAAGATCGCTGGTTTGAAACTGTGTGAAAGTTTTAATAAACAACATGGTACAAATTTCGTATCAGTCATGCCAACAAACTTATATGGGATAAATGATAATTTTGATTTAAAGTCTTCACATGTTTTACCAGCATTAATGGTAAAGATTATTGACGCCAAAAAGAACAACACTGACGTTGAAATTTGGGGAGATGGAAGTCCAATTAGGGAATTCTTATTTGTAGATGATATGGCACAAGCTTGTGTGTTTATTATGGAAACGATAAACTCTGAAGATATGCCTCACTCTTTTGTAAATATTGGTTCTTCGGAAGTGGTATCTATTGCTGAATTAGCTGAAATAATTAAAGAGGTTGTTGGGTTTAAAGGTGACTTTATTTTTGGGAGTGACACGCTTAACGGTACGCCGATAAAAATGACAGATACATCAGTGCTTTCAGAACTCGGTTGGGAAAACTCAATGAAATTAAAAGACGGAATTGAATACATATATAAAAATAGGAGTTGGGAATGAGATTATACACATTTACACATTACATGCTATCACCAATAGCAAAGGGAATACAATCAGGGCACGCAACGACGGAATTATTCGTAAAATACAATGATCCTAAAGAACAAGATACTTCAATCAAAGAAATTGAAAAAGGTTTAATGGTATTTGATTGGGCAAGAGATCACAAAACCCATATAGCATTAAATGGTGGTACATCACCAGATCTTCAGGAAATAGTAGATATATTAACAGAAATTTGTGATTACCCATGGGCTGATTTCAATGAAGATGAATCCCTCGGTGGTTTGAGAACTAGCATCGCGATGGTTATCCCTGAGAAAATATACACCATTGCTGAATTAGTTAGAAATAAAATTCTAATTGATGTTGAATATGGTTATAGAGTTAATTCAGAAGATGATGTAGTTATTTACGACGCTAAATTAACTCTGAATAGATTCATTATTTCAGATAAAGATAAAAAATTGATTGACTATATTAACAACTTTAGATTAATGGGAGTTTAAATGAAAACAAAAGAAGCAGACATACTTTATTGTGGTGTAGACAAAGAAAAGATTAAGAACGCAAATCCGATCTTAAATGAAGAAGTCCTTGGGTATCATCACTCTTACATGACTGAACGCCATAATATTTATAAGCGTAAAGAAATTGAAAAGTTACCACAAGACGAATGGACTGAAGATGAAGTGTTTAAAAATTATAGGTTCACAAATGTCAGAAGAGAACTTGACCGTGAGTCAGTGTGGTTAATAGCTCACATTTCAGAAAATCCAAATTTTACCCTTGAAGAAAAAATACTTTGGACTATGTTATTTAGAACTTATAATAAATCATCAACTTTCATTAAGCTCGGTTTCCCATTTGATATTGATATTTTGAAATTCGATGATTCTGATAAAGAAAACCTTAGAAAAATCATAGAAGACGAAATAGAAAGAGACCCTAAATATGTTTGGTTCACACCCGCATTCAACACTGGTGGTCTCAAGGCTACATGGGCAATGCCTGAAACAAAGGGTATGTACGAATGTACAAGTTCAAACATAGAAGTTGAAGTTGAGACTGATGACGGTATTGAAAAGATGACTTGGCGTGAAGCTAAAGATCTTCAAAAAGAAAATCCCAATTATAATATCAAAGGTGTAGAAAAGTCTATGCCTATGCGAATGATTCACTTAATAGACTATGTCAGGAAGACAGATATAGTAGAGCGTATCATAAATGCAGAAACTCAAGAAAAGGCTTATGATATTATCAGAGAAATTGACGGGTTTTCCAACTTCTTAGGTTATCAGATATTTGTCGACTTCACTTATATAAAAGAATACAAGTTCAGTGAAAACGAATTTACTATTTCCGGACCAGGATGCGACAGAGGACTTGATCTTATGTTTACGGATAAAGATGGAATGGATTCTTCAGAAGCATTGTTTTGGATTAGAGATAATATTGAAGCAGAGTGGAAGAAACGGGACTTGGAATTTGACGCAGAAGTGTTATTTGACCACCTCGAGCCTGAAGACCGTTGCATTAACGTGATGATGTTGGAAAATTCATATTGTGAAATCTCAAAATTTGTCAAGGCGAAACGTGGCACAGGAAGACCTCGTAACCGTTACCACCCCACAATTGAAAGTGATGTAATTACACCAAATGAATGTTCAATCGACGAGTGGTTATAGTTCGAGGGGCGTTTTTGCGAACTAAGACGTTAAATACTTTTAAGGAGTATTGATGATCTTAGAAAAACTAAAAGAACTTGGTATAGAAAAACCACAACAATTATCAAGGTTCTTTCAAAAGCATTATAGAACTGGGAAGATGCCAAAGGGGCGTGAAGAATATTATGAAGAATTGTTGGAAGCTACTAAATGGCTTCCGATAAATTCCTCATATACACATCGTTGGTTTGTTCTTGAAAACGGGCTTAAGGACTATCCTGAGTGTTGTGAGTGTGGTGAACCGATTATTTGGAGACCACAAGCACCAGATGATATTGACCGTGATGTTTGTGGGAAGAAATGTTCAGCTATAAAAAGACAGCGTGAATATGTTGATGTTTATAAATTGGCTGCCCAGAAAGGTCATAAGTCCAAAGACCAAAAGGTTATTGGTAAAAAGATTTCAGAAGCTCGGTTATCATGGGATGATGAGTTTAAGAAAGAATTAACCAAACGTGTTTTGAAGACAAAATATGACAAAGGGATTTATAAAACTGGTAGATATAAAACAGATTGGCAACATTATAAGTCATTAGTCATTGCAATTACGAGAAAGGTAGATGTAACGCAATTTGAAAACTCTGAAAAAAGAGGGAAATGTGGTATTGACGGAGCTTACCAATTAGACCATAAAATTAGCATAGATGAGGGGTTCAAACTTGGTTTGCTGCCATATATTGTTGGGAACTCTGAAAATTTACAGATGATTCCTTGGTTAGAAAATTCAAGAAAAAAGGCAAAACCATATAAAGAATGGTTAGAAGGAGCTTAAAATGTTAAAAGAAGTTTTAGATAAAATAAAAGAAGAAAATATTAGTGATCTTGGTAAAAAGTCATCAAAAACCGTGGATGCGAATAAACCAGTTTTAGACAAAAAGGTTAAAGAAAATGCAGATAAGTAGAGGTACGGGGCGTCCTAGAAATAGATATACCCCAACAGAAGTTCAAGTCTGTGACAATGAGTGTAGTATAGATGAGTGGTTATAGATTAGCTGTCGTTGGCTCCAGATACTTCGATGATTTTGAATTATTTGTCAAGGTCATGGATCGTTTAAGGTTAGTTAAAGATATTAAGGCTATAATATCAGGTGGAGCACGGGGTGCTGACGCCATGGCTGAACATTATGCCGAAGTGAATAAAATACCATTAACAGTATTTGAAGCTGAGTGGGGCAAGTACGGAAAAGGTGCTGGTTACATTCGCAACAAAGATATATGGGATGCTTCTGACATGGGTATAGCCTTCTGGGACGGTGAATCTAAGGGAACTGAACATTCATTTGAAATTGCTAGAAAACAAAATAAACAATTACTTATATTTAATTATAAAAAGAATAGATGGGTAAATGAAAAAGGAGAAGAAATTGAGCAAATTAGACAAAGTAATTGAAACGATTATCATTGTAAGAGATGGTAAGTTGGGTGAGGAAGTTCTTCGCAACCCATACCATAGTGCATTTTTCATGAGACAAATGGTTGAGTACGGGTTAGAAGGGTTTCACATCTCAGTGAAAAGTGGTATTTCAGATGATGAAAAATCAGAGATCATACAAGAAACGATAGATACTTGGGACAATGAACCCACAGAAATTACAGACTTATAAGGAAAAATAATGAAAACAGAAAACACAGAAAAGGCGTTTGAAATATTAACATCAGAACAATTTAATGAAATACTAGATGCACAAATGGAACTGAATGTAAAATATTCAGGAGAAAATTGGGCAAAAGATATTCCTGATTCACATATGCTCGCAGCAGCATTTGCGGAACTTGGAGAACTACTTGAATCTGGACCAAGAGTTGGGGATTCAGACCTTAATGGTTGGAAATGGTGGAGAGAGAATTTAGACAATGATGATAATAATTTGAAAGTAGAAGCAGTGGACATTATTCACTTCACTTTCTCTTCACTTGCTAAAAAATATAACGATATTGATTTATTGAAAAAGCATTACGCTGAATGTTCTAATGCATACAGAACTTCTCCAAATGCACAAAGTGATGGTGAATCAACTGGTGTAGTTTATGATTTACTCCTTTCACTTAGTGTGTTCACTGTCACGTGTTTAATTGAAGACTCAGAAAAAGAGCAACTTATGGATATGATGGTATTCCTTGTTAATGGTTTGTGTAGATTTTCAAACATGACAGCTGATGAAATGTTCGAGTTATATGGAAAGAAAAATAAACTAAATCACAAAAGAGTTGAGGGTGGGTACAAAACTGGGGACTATGAAAAAGTAGATTCAGACGGAAATGAAGATAACGTAAAACTTTTTGAAGATTAAGCTTGTTTTAAGTGAACTTACGGTATAATAGAGTATATTAAAATAAAGGTTCAAAATGGCAAAGTTTTTAGATATAGATGAAGTATTTGTAGCAGAAGGTGATTTAAGATCAGTTGCGACTGAAGATGGGGAAGCATTCTATCCAGATTTACAGGTGGTTGCAATTGTAGACGATGAATATTTCGCTCACCCAAAAATTTATCCTGGAGGAGTTGGAGCTTTGGCTGACGCTGAAGACTTTGCGGAAGCTATTGATGACAGAGCTGAGATCAATGCATCCATTTGGGTTAGGGTAGATGAATTCGGAAGAAGAGCGTAATGAGTTGTTTCTTGTACGCGATCTTGGCAGTAGCAGTTTCATTTTACCTATTGGCAGTTTTTGCCTACTGGATAAGTGAAAATTAAGTTTAAAATAGTATAATAAAATAAAAAGGTGAAAGAATGAAAAAAGAATTAAATTGGGCATGGCAAACTCCGGAGTACAATTCCCCAACATGGGATAAAGTTGACTCGGTAATTGATAATGGTTTGGCTACAGCGTTTGACAATAAGGCTGGTAATGCATTAGTGAACATTGTTGATTTCGGTATTATGAAATTAGAACAATTTGGTGCTAAATTGGAAAATTACTTCAAAAAAGAAAGTGCTGATGTCTAAAAAGATAATTGCAATTGACGTTGACTTGACTGTCGTAGACTCAGTCACCCCTTGGAAAGAGTGGTACACTGGTCTCACTGGGCACGATTTAGGTGAAATTACATCTGAAAATAATGACCTCGAAACTATGATGAAAAATCACAATGACCCTCTTCAATTCTGGCGAAAGCCTGATTTATATGACACTATGCAACCAATACCTGATGCTGTGAAATATATAAAATTGATTAAAGACCTTGGGTTTGAAGTGATATTCGTATCGGCTTGTATGGCTGAACATGAACAATCTAAGAGGTATTTTCTTCAAAGACATTTCCCTTACGCTGACGGCTTCATTTCTACTGGAGATAAATCATATGTAAGATGTGACTATTTTGTTGATGACTATAAAAAGTATTGTAGACAAATGGTTAATAACGCAACAGTGTTCCAAATAATTACCGAATTGAATTCTCCTTGTGATGAATTCCCTTATGTTACTTGGAAGGAAATATACGAAGTTATCGTTTCGGAGAATGAGTAGTGTGTGGGGTCATTGGTGTTAATATGAAAGATGTGTCTAAAGAAGATTTAGACACAATCAAACGAGTATTTTTAGAAACTGAAATTAGAGGAAAACACGCAAGTGGTATTGCTTGGTATGACGGTGAAAAAATTACTTCTCAGAAAGCACCAGTACCCATATCACAATTCATGAAAACATTCGATTTATCTAAATGTTTATATGGAGATAACCAAATAACTCTGATAGGGCACATTCGCTACAGTACCTCGGACATAAAGTATAATCAGCCCATAGGTAATGAAGCTGGAAGTTTTATTGTTCATAACGGAGTCGTGACACAATCTGATCCAGAACATTGGGAAGAACGCTATGGTTATTCTTGTCAGACAAAAAATGATTCAGAACTATTATACCATTGTTTAGAAGAAGGATTGGATATTGAAACTAAATTCCCAATGGCTTCATATGCTCTACTTAGGCTTACTAGAGATGGTGAAATTGAATTTGAAAGGAATGGATTACGTCCAATGTGGGAAGCCACTTTAAGTAATGGTCACATTTTCTCAAGTACAAGAGATATTTTATTCAGATCTGGTGTATCAATTGATTCACTGAAAAGAGTACAAGCCAATAACGACAAACAACACAGGACATTCTAATGGATAGAAAAGACTTATTTATCGATTATTTCATAAATTCAGATAATGTGAGTGACATCGACCCAAATATTTGGATGGCGAACTATGTAGTCGATAGGATGGAACTCAACGATGAACAGATTATATGGTTTTGTTTCTTAAATTCAATTACTTACCAATTCCCAACTTCTTACCTTTTAATTAACGAATACCCAGATTTAGAAAATGTTGATATAGACAGATTATCGAATTGGTGGTTAGATGTGCAATCTAGGTGCCCATTTCAAACGGATAAACTCAAACAGAGGAAATTCCTACCTGAATCGATAGAAAGTTACCAGAAATTGGTGGACGGTTCCCAGAAAGAATATTTTGATAATATTCTTAATAAATCACCACAAGAAAATTTTAGACTATTGTGGGAAGAGGTCTATGTACCAATTAGACACTTTGGTAGATTTTCAGTATGGAATTTTGCACAGATGTTAAAGCAAGTGGCTGGATATGATATAGAACCAGATACTTTATTTCTAGGTGAAAGTAATTCGGAAAGTCACACACATGGTTTGTGTTATGCATTTGGTAAAGATGAATGGGCAAAGAAAGAACGCTATAAAGATGAAAATGGAAAGAGAAAAAAGAAAACTCATAAATTCTCAACTGAAGATAAATTGTTTTTAGAAACTGAAGCAGCAGAAATGATGGTCACTCTTAAATCAAAGGGTGCCAATGTTGATGCTTTTAATATTGAAACTGTAGCGTGTGCATTCAAGAAATTGTTCAGGGAAAGTGATAGTAGGTATGTTGGTTACTATTTAGATAGACAAGCCGAAGATATTATCAAATTAGAAAAGTTAAAATGGGACGGAGTCGATTGGTCTATTTTATGGGATGCTAGGAAAGAATTGTTGGATAATGATTTATTATACACTACAATTCAAAAAGAAAGATTCAAAGAAGAACCAGATTCTAAGAAGTTTTCGAGTAAAAATACAATGTTGGAGTGGTTTTGATATTTAAAATAATTAATGAAAGTGATATATTGGGTGCAATGATCCCAAATGATTATAAAAAAGATAGTTTTGCTAGAACTGTAATTAGTAAGTGCAACACATATGATTTATGGGATAAAACCTATGGATATTATGTCGGTGATGAGTTGGTTGGAATTATGATAACTACATTTACAAAGAGAAATCCAATAACTGCTAATTTACAAATTCTATTCACATATTATAGGTATAGAGGAAACGGTTATGCCAAAGCAATGGTTTTAGAAACTATCCGACAAGCACATGAATATGGTTGTGAATACTATAGGGTGTCATCAGAAGCTAGTGCAGTAGAATTCTATGAAAAAATTGGCTTTAAATTTTTCTGTAAACAAAAAAGTGGGACACAGTTAAGTATTTTTAAAGTTAATAATAGTATAATAGAGGATAAAGATTTTATCCGAGATGAAAATATGGATAAAATGTATTTCAGAAAAGGTAAAGGTGGTTGTGTGGAAATTTTAGGTGAATATAAAAAAGAGGATTTATCTTTCGGTACGGAATTGGAATTTTCGAATATACCGAAGAGTAAAGAGGTTCCCAAAGAGTTGGGAAAATGGGAATATTCTGAACTTGATGTTGTAAATACTAAGGGTGAATATGCATTTAAGTGTGCAGACCCTCGAGGTACAGAAGTTCCAGTCGGTGGGGAAATTAATACAATTCCATCAAAAAACTTTGTTGATCAAGTTGATAAAATTATGAATATCATAAAATATTTTAAGGAAGATGATGTTGATGTTGGATTAACCGCACACACTCATTTACACGTACATATAGATGGTATCGAAGATGATCCGGAAGCATTAGCAAGGTTAGTGAATTATATCTACGATAATCAGGAAACTACCTTGCGAGAATGTTATGCGTTCAATGAAGATATAATTCCAAAGGAAAAAAGGTTTTCAAAAATTAAAAGGTATCTGAAATTTGATGGTGGGAGACCTTTACCTGAATGGTTCAAGGATAACGCAGTTGATAATGTTGACACATTCGACGGCTTCTTAGACGCTATTGGTTGGGGGATTAAAAAAGAACCAATTAGATATCAACGGTATCACATTAATTTACATGCTTTGAAAAATTCAAAGACAATAGAATTCAGGTGTTTCAGGGGATCTTTGGACGAAACTGAGTATTTGGATATGTTTGCATTTGTTCAGGAGTTTATCCTTAATGGGTTGAACGGTGGTGACTCTGTTCAGGAAATATTAAACAAACGAGACTATAAATTTCCTCGGATGCAATTTAACGAAGATCAGGCGATTGGTTGGCAAGATACGAAATATGATTCAAATAGATGTGGTAAGAAGAATAGAGAATATTGGCAAGCAGATAAAGCTTCTGAAAAAATATATGAAATGAAGAAAAAGGAGAAAATTATGGGAAATTTACATTTAATAAATTATATGGGTGCAAACGGTGTCGGGAAGTCTACTAGAACTTTTCATTTAGTGGATTACATGAAAAATACCATGGATTTTACTGAATTCAAATATGGCATTACACGTAAAGGTAATGATGAAAAGGAAGAAACTATCGGGTTGTTATTTGAAAATGGTTGGTTAGTTCTTGGTAAATTTTCTAAAGAGAATACTCAATGGGTTTCACTTGATTCAGCCATTTTAAGCAAGTGGGAACATCGTATTGCCTTCATAGAAGACATGTCCAAAAGGGGTGAAATTAAGGTAGTGTTCATGGAAGGGTATTTCAATAACAGAAGTCGCCAATCATCCCCTGAGAATTTAAAGGCTCACGGGGTTTCCAAAGTGGAAATTCTAACTTCATATTATAATGATATATCAGAATTTATTGACAGAACTAATGGTAGAACTGGAAAGAATAGAGGGATGGAATGGGCTGAACAATCTCCTGGATGGAATGATAATAAATTATTCGACAAACTATACAATGAATTTATAGAAGAGGTTAATGAGTCTGCTATAGTCGAAAGAATTGATATAAACTCACCCCGTGACACATTGGTCAATAGGTTTTTTGATAAGAGTTATGTCAAGAAAGAAGAAGTAAATGTAATGGATGAATGGTTGTAATGGATATATTTGATCTACTGAGAACTGAAGTAATTGTACACGACGACGAAATTTCAGAACATGTTGCATTCAAGGTAAAAGAAATTCAGGGTAACAACCAAACATTTGGTCGTGACCAAATGACAATGGAAAACCATGTGAAAAGTGGTTCAATTCTCGAGATAGGGCTTGCTAAGTTAATTGATGGAGTTGTTAATCCAAATCTATTCGATTCAAGTGATCCTGAAAGCTTTGCTTGGGATGTTGAAAAAGGTGGTGTTAGGTTTGAAGTCAAATCATCACCAAAGGCAGATTCTTGGTTTAATTTTAATCTCCATGGTGTTGAGAATAGTTCTAATGAAACACTAACCAGAGTTAATTTAACAACTTTTCTGAAATATTCATCATATTCTAATTTCATTATCGCTGGGTATTATACTGAAAGTGGTAGTGGTTATGTTGTGAAGTTTAAGTGGTTGATGAAATCACTCACATTTCAAAATTATGTTAAAAAGTCTAGAGCTTCTGGAAAGGGGACTACTAATTATTATGATATCGTCAGTTCGAAGAGAAATTTGGATTGTTTCGAACTTTAAGATTGTTTTAAGTTAAATTACGCTATAATATACGAAATAAAGAAGGGTAAATTATGATAAGAGAACTAGACGCAAAATCCGAGAAAAATAAGAAAAGATTAATAAAGTTACTCAATGACGATATTGTATTGGTTGCCGATGAAAATAAAATTTGTAGGTTGAGAACTAAGGATTTAGAATGTGTTGATGGTGAAATTTCCACAGCTGAATTCCATAAACAAAAATCACATGATATTTTTATTAATGAATCACTTTGGTACATATACTTCATCAATAAAGACAAAAAAGAATTTGGTATTAAATTCAACAGCCAATCAGACGCAGTTTCCTTTTGGTATAAAGAAGTATTCAATGTAGATGATGCGACTTTTGTGACTGTAGTTGCTACAGAGACAGCTAATGAAGAGAGAGTGAAAATAGTTTTGGAAAACAACAAATCATATTCATTCACTGAAAGATTGATGTCAAATAGTGGTGAAGAAGCTAGAGCATATAAATTCTATTCACATAAATTGGATGAGTACGCTATAATTTCGAAAGATAATTTAAAAGATAATTGTGAGACATTGGATTTAGATGATCATTTACCAGCTGAATATCTATTTTGTGTGGAATATGAAAGAATTTTTAACATAAGCCTTGATTATAGAAATATCATCTCACTTGAATATGTCAATAAAGATGGTCAAAAATTGGCTACTTTTAAGGACGGTTCTTCATATAAATATAACCAGTCTCAATTACATCGAAATAATAACTTTCCAATTATGTCATATATGAATTTTGGCTCAGAAGAATTTAAATCTCTTGTTTGTAGAATTACTGGACATAGATTTTTCAATGACAGTAAAATCCTAAAACATCAAAATTATTCTGCTAAATTTAGTGCTGATTTTCACCACATGTTAGTTATTGATGGTGCAAGCGTACATAAGATTAGTAAAGAACCTTCTGCACTATTAAACGGTAAAATGAATGACCAAATATTCTTTGAATTGTTGTTTTGTACTATGATTTCTGGTTACGCTCATAAAGATTACCATTCAAAAGCTAGGAATATGAAGTTAAGTGATTACTATGAAGAACATTTACCGTTACACGTAGTGAGTGAGAGCCACTACTACATTACTCATAAGAAATATGGATTTGTACCGAGACTTACTTGGCACGAGTTTAGACAAGCATTGGAAGGGGTATTAACAATTGATTAATTTACTTGGGCAAAAGGATTGGGGTGTTGGATACATAAAGCAATGTAGGAATGATCAAGTGAAGGTGGAAATCGAAGATTACATAAACAAATTGTCATCTGGGTTTAAATATGATTATGATATATCTGATATACAAATACATAAGATTAACGATTCTATGTATTGTTCAGTTTGGTTTTCATATTCTAGAACCAAATAATTAAGTCTCCTTTAAGGTTTTACAGATATAATAAAACAAAAAGGAGACTATGTTTGAAACCAACATTAATAAACGGAAAAAGTATAAATGAGGTCGTATTCAATTCACTGGATAGACTTATTCATAACGGATACCGAACAAAATCAAGAAACGGTGATATTAACACCGTGTATAACGCATTTGTCACTCTAGACAATCCCAAGGCAAGACACCTTTCATTAGAAGGGCGTAAAAACAACATATTCGCAACAATAGCCGAGACTTTCTGGGTATTCGCTGGTTCTAATGATATAGACCCTTATTTGAGCTTCTTTCTACCAAGAGCTAAAGACTTTTCAGATGACGGTAAAACATGGCGTGGTGGTTATCCTGAGCGTATTTTCGCGAATGAACAAATCGACGATGTCATTGAACAATTTAGAAACGAGGGTATTCATACCAGACGAGCAGTTATGGTAATTTCAGACCCAAGCCTTGATACAAGGGTGGCACTTGATAAGGTGTATGGACTTGAAACAACTAAAGATAGACCATGCAATATGATTATTGACTTCTTTATTACACCAGACAAACGATTACACATGAACGTGAAATCAAGATCAGGTGATGTAATTTGGGGATTTGGATCAATTAATATTTTTGAATGGACTTTCCTTCAAGAAATGATTTTAGGTTATATCCAAGATGAAATTGACCCTGATGTAACACTCGGAGAATACAACCATCACGTGACGAATTTACACCTTTATGACTTCAATGGCTCACAAGGTTACGATGTAGTAAGAAATAAGCTTGAACAGAAGTTAGGGTTAAATGCTGATGACAAAATTGAATTCCCAGTTATTGAAGAAGTACATGAGTTCTTTAAAGAACTTGTAAATATGTATAGTAAATGTATCACCTCTCCGGAGTTACCAGATTTTGGTAGAGATATACTTGATATGAACTTCATTTTCGATAAATATAGAGTTCCTCAAACAGATAATATCTTGTATGAATATGCTTGTTTGGTTTTAGCGTATATTATGCAAAAACGCCATAAGTTAGCAGAAGAAGATTTCTTCCTCTTAATAGACCTCAAAGCATCTGACGAATTCTTCCATTGTATAGAAAGTTCACCGTTCAAGAAGTTTGAAATTGAAAGAGTAACGGGGAATCATTAATGGAAATTTATGAAATCACAATTAATGATGAAGTTTTTGTTAGTATGGATACGGATTACGAAGGCACAATCGATACTGTAATTCTTGAGAATAATCTATATGGTAAGAATAAATTCCTAAGAAAAGAATTCTTTCATAGATTTACTGAAGATGGACCAGAAAAAATAACACGGATAGAAATGTCTAAAATTTTAATTCACAGTGAGGATAATTAGATGACAAGTTGGGAAATGATTGAACGAAACGCAAAAGAAGTTAGAGAGAACGGGTATTATATTCAAAGAGGTATGCTTTCAAATTTAGATATTGAATGTATCCTTGACGTAACAATTCCTGCAATAGCTAATAATTATACAGAAGAATATGTAGAAAAGCGTTTGTATAGAAAACGCGAGAATACTGAAGGGAGACAAGGCGATGCTGTATTAATGTCTATTGGTACACCAGATACAGCACCATTCATGTCGCTAGATGATAGATTCCCTTGTATTGGTGGGTTGTACTTAAGTTACGTGAACACATTAAGTCAACTCCTTTATGGTGATTTTAGACTTGAAGATAATACAAAAGTTCTTGTAAATTATCAACAATACAAAGAAGGGGCAAGTAATTCTTTACCTTTCCACTTTGACGCTGAGATTTTCAAGGGTGATTGGAACAAAGACTACATTAAGCTTGAAGAAGGGCTTATCCCTAGAATGGTAATGGTGGTTGTGCTTGAAAATGAAAATGATGGTAAGGGCTTACAAATCATGACACCAAAGGGTGACATCATTGATTTAGACCTTGTTCCTGGAGACATTTTATATTTCGATAATACGGCTGTTCTACATGGTGTACCAGATGATCTTGATAAAAAGCGTACAATGATTGGTTTCAGAAGTTTTGAAACTGAACCACTTTTATTCAATAAACTTGGGTTTATGGATGGAACGGGTGTTATTGAGATTGATACACCATATGTCAAGGGTGAAGCGATTGAACTTACTACTGAAAACGCAAAAGAAGAACTAATAAGAGAAGGATGGTATTATTAATGAAAAAGTATAAATATTCAAAGTTGGTAGAGAAGGACATTGTTAAGAGATGTCCTTCTTGTGAGGGTTCTGGGCGTTGGTATGGTCATGGAGCATTCGGTGAACCAGAAAGTGATACGTGTGGCAGATGTCGTGGTGAAGGTGTTATATTAAATTGGGATAATATTAATCGGGAAAAATGATGATTGAAATTAATGATGTGAGACAACTTGACCAATTAAAAATCGGTGCTGATTTTAAGCTAGTCAGTGGGTTGAATATCCTCATCACCGATACGGGAATGAATTTAATCTTCATAGAAACTGAACATCTAACCATAAAGGCGTTCCCACTTGGGGAAGGCATGTATAGATTTAAAGATAAACAAATAAACATTTAGGAAAAATAATGATAAATATAAATTTTTTTGGTGGACCTGGAACGGGAAAATCAACAACATCAACTGGAGTTTTCCATGCTATGAAAAAAGAAGGGTATAGTGTCGAATACGTTTCGGAATATGCTAAAGACCTTGTTTACAGTAAAGATTATTTCAAACTCAAAGATCAATTAATGATTTTGGCTAACCAATCTCATCCTTGGTTCAAATTAGAAGAACAAGTGGACTTTACTATTAATGATGGACCATTTCTTCTTGGGTTAGTATATTTACAAGACAACCCGCATATGCCAACTGAAGAGTTTAAAGCGTTCTTGGTAGCGATGTGGAATTCATATACCCACATTAACATATTCATTGAAAGAGACGTAGAAGCTCACGGTTATCAAGAATATGGGCGTGGTCAAACATTAGCAGAAGCTGTTGAAAAAGATAACGAAATCAAACAAATCCTTTATGATAACAATATACCGTTCTTTTCAGTTGTGATGGGTGATGACACGGTTCAATATGCTCTTGATATTATTAAAGATTTGAAAAGGGGTAAATAAATGGAAACAATTAAAATAGCGTTCATGGGTGTCAGTGGTAGTGGTAAAGATTACATTGTAGATGTAGCAAAAAAGAATTTCGAATTCACGAGGTTCAGTTTCTCTGACCAACTAAAGAAATTGGGTGCTAAAATATACCCATGGTTGGAAAGTGATTATCCACCAGAAGAAAAGGAAAAGTCACTTAATATTAAGATTCCTGAGACTGGTGAAGTAATTACTAAATCACCAAGGGAAATTTGGCTAGAACTTAATAAAATGAGAAATGTAGAAGATAACTTATTTGTCAGGATGTTGGCTCATGAAATTTGGTTGACACAAGTTGACCGTCTAGTAATATCTGATATTAGAACGCAAAATGAATATGATTGGTGTGTGGAAAATGATTTTACTATCATCGCCATAAAAGGGGATGCCAAACACCCTGAAAACTCATTTGATGACTGGGTTAGAGACATGATAGACATGGGTGAATATGATTTTGAATTTACTAATGAATTTGATGGTCATGAAAAGATTGAGACTTTCTTTACAAGTTGCTTCGACCTTTAAGCAAGGTTTAAGTTACATTACGGTATAATAGAGTATAAAGTTTGAAAGGCTTAAAATGGAAATATTAAATTTTATTTTACTGTTTGTTACAGTAACTTACGGTATCGTGTATGGAGTTAGAAATTGGGCATTAGGATTTATTGGTTTATTTGGAAGTGGTACTAGACAAAGCACTTTAGGTAATATTCTAGATGGTCTTTTTATGACAGCAGTTCTTTACTTCTTGACATACGGTAAAACGTTTATAGCAACTGTAATAGCAGGAGCTTAGTATGAATTCTAACCAAACCATATCAGAACTTATAGATACAGTGATTTGTGGGAATAAAATTGCTGGAGATGTAACTTATACAAAAATGGCAAACTCTGTCACATTTAAAGAAATCAAACAATATTGTGACGAATACGAATATAATCTTGTTGGTTCATATTGGGCTCCAAGGGGTGACCATCAAATATACCCTAAACAAATGGGTACTGGGAACACAATCAGTAAATTGGATTTTTTCGATAAAATAATTAAACAATCTTTTTAAGCAAGGTTTAAGCGAAGTTACGGTATAATAGAGTATATTAAAAGTTTGAAAGGCTTAAAATGGTTTACACAGAATTAAAGTTTGTTAGATTGATGGAAGAATTAGATGCAATGAGAGATGAAATGTCAGATTTGGGTGGTGAGTTCAACTCAATTGAAGATAGAGATGCAGATTACGAAACACATGATGAAGAGGGAGATATTCTACCTGATAGTTTTGACCGTTTAGAAGAAATTGAAATTTTAATCGAAATTCTAGAAGCTAAAGAAACTGATATTGCTAAACAACTTGGTGTTACGGCAATGGTTCTCGAAACACATTTCGACTCTTGTATCACCAATAGATGGGAAATTTACGCTCAAGTAATGAGTGCAGATATTGTTCCAATTCACACCACTAAAAATAGAAAGGTTTAAAATGAAATTATCAGTAAAATTAGACATTGTAACAATAGTTTACAAACCAACCAACGCAGAAATTTTTAAGTGTGTTCAGTTCAACCAAAGTGAAGATGACACTATCTCAAATATTCCAAATAAAATTGATCACAACTTTACACCATCCCCTGAACATTTAGAGGAACTTGAGCAAAGTATGGTGATGTATGACGGTGAGCTAAATATCGAAGGGTACGAAGATCTATATAGGTTTTTGAGTAATGTCGAAGGGCACGATTTCTTTGATGTAAATTATTCTTCTCAAACTGTGGAGTTTTAAGCAAGGTTTAAGCTATATTAGGGTATAATAGTATATAAAATATAAAGGCTTAAAATGGACATAGATCTTACAGACGGAAAACGTTTATTTATAGACACTAAAGGGCTTGGAGAAATCTTAATTAAAGAAACTTCAAAAGGCTTAGAAATCTCTGCTACCAACGCTTCAATTTTAATTAAGCCACGTGGAGAAAACGCAATCACCATTATCAATCAGGAGATAGAATGAAATCAAAATTTGAAACATTAGGTGATAGACTCAAAGACTATGAAGCTCAATATGAATATTATATTTGGTCAGATAAACATATTGTAGTACGAATTGACGGGCACAAGTTCTCAAAGTATACTAAGGGGTTCAAGCGACCATTTGACGAAATTCTTTCAAAAGCTATGGAACAAACGACTATTGATTTGGTTCAAGAGTTTCAAGCCGTTGTAGGATATACACAAAGCGATGAAATTACATTAGTAATTCCTTCACCGAAGCCTAAAAAAGTTCATTACAACAAGTTACCTTCACAAGATTTGAAGCACACGTATTCAGGTAGAATTCAGAAGATTGCTTCATTAACTGCGGGGTTCGCTACTATGGCGTTCAACAGACATTTATTATCTCTTTACAAAGAACAAAAAATATTAGAGAAGGATTTAGATCAAACTCACGGAATAGAATACAGAAGGGAATTTGGGAAATATATGAATACTATTGAGGGCAAACTTGGCAAGGCTTGGTTTGATTCCCGTGTTTACGCTGTACCAAACGACGTAGAAGCGTTCAACTCTGTTCTATGGCGAGTTAGGGATGCAGAAAAGAACAGCCGTTCAATGTTCGCTCAGGCTCATTGTAGTCACAAGGCACTTCAAAACATGTCTGGTAGAGAGCAAGTAGATTTCTGTAAGGAAACGACGGGTGAAGATTGGGATCTTGTTGATGATAGATATAAGTACGGAATTCTCGTAAAGAAAGAGAAGTACATGAAAGCTGTTGATTTCGACCAAAATGATACAGTGTATGAAGGTCCAGAAGAAGTTGAAAGAACTCGGTTGGTTTCATTTAGTAAACATCTAGTATTCAGCGAAGAAAACGTTGAATTGATTATGAGTAAGTATAAAGGATAAATGTGAATTATATTACACAGAAGATTAAAGATTATTTTACAAAAGAAAACGCTACTAAGGTCTTAGAAGTTGGTGTAGACGGAGCGACAGAAGTTGCCCATGGTTTTCTTAATGGGATTTTAATGAAGATAGTTTTTACGGTATTCGTAATAATTTTACTCATTGGTGGTGGCTGTGTAGGTACAAATATGGCAATAGATGCTGTAACAACTAAAGGATAATTATGGAATTCTTAAATGCACATTCATCTACTTGGTGGATTAAAGATATGGCAGTTTCGGAGTTGTTTACACATGTATATGAACCAATCAACCCTTTCTACCACAACAGTGGGGAAATAGTTCCATCAAACACAAAACGCGTAAATCTTAGAAAGAAACGAAAATTAAAGAATAAAAGGAAATAACATGACACCAAAATTAATTAAAATGCCATCAATTGCACAATTCAATCAAGTAATTAAAGATATCCAACATGATGCTAGATATGCTGGTCAGGACGTAAATGATGAGCCAATATATAACAGAAATGCAAAACTGCCAACGGTTATATTTTTCGGTTCAGTTAAGCTGCATGGAACAAATGCATCAATTTGTTATGATGGTGAAAACCTTTGGGCACAATCTAAGGGTAGTGTTTTAACCATCGAAAGCGATAATTATGGTTTTGCGTCATTTGTTGAAATGAACAAAGAATATTTGACAAGTGAACTTAAGATTATGCGTGACACATTTAATCTTCAAAAGGTTTGTGTGTATGGTGAGTGGGCTGGTAAGGGTATCCAAAAGGGTGTAGCAATTTCTGAAATCAATAAAACCTTCTTTGCATTTGGTATTAAATTTCTACGATTAAATTCAGAAGTGTTTGAGTGGGTGCAAAAACCATCAGTTGTCTTAAAGCACTTCAGTGACGGTAACAGAATTCGCTCAATATTCGAATTTGATACATATTACGTTGAAATTGATATCAATAACCCAAAAGCTATGCAAAACGACATGATTAAAATCACTGATGGAATTGATAAAATGTGTCCAGTAGCTCGTGATCTTGGTCATATTGGTCATGGTGAAGGCGTTGTTTGGGTTGGTTGGTATAATGACAATAAGTACAACTTTAAGATCAAAGGACTAAGTCATGCAAATTCTAATGTTAAGACACTAAAGCCAGTTGATGAAGAAAAGGAAAATGCTAAAATTGCTTTCGCTAACTATGCTACACCAGCATGGAGACTAGAGCAAATGTACAAAGAAACATTCGGTGAAGGTCAAGGTGATATCAAGAGAACGGGGGAATTCCTTAAAGCTGTTGTATCTGATGTTATGAAGGAAGAGCTACTGAATATGTCAGAAGCTAACCTTGAGCCAAAAGAAGTTAATGGTATGATTTCTAAAATTGCTAGAACTTGGTTCATGGAGCAGTTAGATAGAGAGGTTCTTGGATGAGCCTTGCCCAAACTAGATTAGACATAACTCATAATAGAGTTGTCACTGAAAAATACCAAACGATGTTACGAAAAGCTGATGACTACATACAAGCCCATTTACTTGATATCGATGAGGTTGAAAAGAGAAAAATCCTAGTATGTGATCATATTAGGAAAACGAGAATAAAATTTGTAAATTGGACAGACGAACAGATATTAGACAGATTTGAGAAACTTAATGAAAAACATGAACGGGAAGAGGAATTAGTATGATTAAAATTACGAATAAAGTTAAAAAACACGTGAAAAAGAACCCAACGTCTCAGTATCAGTTAATTGTAACTTTCGACGATGGAGACGATATACTACATATGGGTCTAACACCAGAATTGCTAGAAAAATTAACATCAGCTTATGATGCTTTCAGAGAGAGATTAGATGCTGATTGGAATAAATGGTGTAACCCAGAATCTTATCAAATTAAAGAACTATTTGAAGAATTTGGCGTAATTGAAGAAGATGAGGATGAATATGATTTTCTTGAATTAGAATATTGGTCATGGAGTAATGAATATCCTGACCCTATGGCAAGAGTTGATGGTTATACTATCACGTATTGGGATGAAAATGGTATAGAATGGAATACGGAGGTACAAAAATAATGGACACAAGAAACGCATTAGGTCAACCAATTAATGTTGGTGACTGGTTAGGGCATTCAAATAGGACGGCTGGGGTTGTAGAGGTTACAACTGGGCAAGTCAAAGAAATTAATGACGGTAAAGTTGTATTGGAAAACGTGCATAGAGGGAGAGCTTCTTATGAAGATGTGATCTCACAAATTAAAGTAAAACGCTCAGTTGTTACTCTAGTTGCGAATTCACTTTTCCCAATACAATCAGTAATTATGTGGGATGGTATTATTCAAGATGTTTAAATTTATTTGTGAGGGTGGACACGTTTATAGTCAAAATGATATGGACGAACATTACATTTCACCCACTGCTGTTGGTGAACTTTATGGTATTAGACCAGCTAAGTGTATTTGGAAAAAGAGACATATATACTCAGAAACTGGAGCAAGTGAAACAATTTACCTCACGCCAGACAGTAGTGGTAAATATGATTTAGTGGATGAAGTTGTACGCCAAATTAATCAACGTATTATACCGAAGGTGTTAAATAGACAAATTACATCTATTGAAAACTTCTCATTCTTCCAAAGACTGAAATTCCTATTCACTTCGAGATTAGTTTAATGGATTGCACTGAATATAAATTCGACTATTGGAAACGCATAGTCATTAAGGATATCATCGGTGCTGAATATAGATGGTATGTTAATGTAGAAGACGTTTTCCAAGGGGTTGATATTAACCGTTGTGACGATTGTTTGGTTGAAGGCTATGTTTCAATCAGTATTGTTTTTAATATGCAAGATATGAGTACACATGAACTTGATTGTACTCTACAGTCCATGGGATTGAAAAAGTTAAATTTTACGGATTTAGACCTGATGGGTGAACTAATTACCACTGAGAGTGGCTTCTTGTGTGAGCATTGTAATGATATATTAGAAGAGTTTGATATATTGGATTTAAGTCAATAATAAGGTTACGACGCTATAATAAGTTATGGATATATTTAAAGAACTGGAACTCGCAGAATCAGAGTTGAACACATTAGATCACATTGATATTTGGTTTCACCGAACTTTCGGTGGGTTCATTGACTTCTTCAGGTATGATTTACCACAAGGGATTAAAAACTTCTGGTATTATAGGAAAGTAATATGGAGACACCGTTGGTATGACTATGGTTTTGCCGATGACGTTGTTCGTAGGTTGTATGAAGATAGGTCTGAAAATTGGCACAAGAGCCACTATGTAGGATTTGAAAAAGATGCTTTACAACTTGACATAATCGTAGAACTTTTTAAAAGACTAGAAGATGCCGAATTCTTGACAGTAGAAGATGACCCTGAAGATAAAATCAGAAAAGAAATTTACAGAAGAATAGCGAGGAAACGATATTGGGATTAATAGAAAAATTGTTTGATAAATACAATGAGTTTATAAAATTTGAAACCATTGATATTGAAGATAGGCTCAGACGACACACCGAAATCTTGGGCTTCTATCAATCAACATTTTACACCATGAAACAAAAACATACTAAATATTCATTTGAATTGGATAGACAATGGCAAGAAAAATACCTCTACTATAAAAACGAATTCAATATAGTCTTAAACAACAATGAAATTAAGTCCTTTATTGAAAAGGACTTAGAATATTTAGAAATTAAGAGAAAACTTCAAGAAGTGACTGACATTTTAGAACAAATAGAATTAATCCTGAAAGGGTTGGATTCAATGAGATGGACTATAAAATCTATAATTGATTGGGAAAAATTTAAGGCTGGTCAGTTCTAATTAAATAACTAAAACAACTAGGAGTTTTAATGTTAAAACAAATCATAGAAAAAATTACAAATGAAGTTATGTGCCCAGAAGCTAGATCTTTTGCATCTAAATTGGCAAAGAAGAGTGGTATGGTAACTATTAAGTGTAAAAAGACTGGGGATGAATTTGAAGTTGATTCAGATGCGAGCATTTTAGGTGGTTGGGTTTCAGCCAAAGGCAGTGATGGTAAATCAACTGATATAGATCTTTGTGGTAATAAAGATTATAAATTCGCATAAGGTATTGTAATGTTAAAAGAAATCTTAGAAAAATCAAATGAAGTGAAAGATAAGAAAGCTTACGAAAAGATTTATAAAGACATCATTGAATACATGGAAGAAGTGATTGCATATAGAGAAAAGATGAAATCTCGTGGTGATAAATTGGATGAATTATATAAAGAACAAACTGGGAAGTCTATTTTGTTCCAAAGTCTCTATAATGGTAGTGTTATCACTAAAGATGATATTGATAATTTGAAAAAATTATCTAAGAAGAGGTTATCGTAATGTTAAGAGAAATAGTAGAAGCCATTTCTTACGGTAACGTTAAGCAAAGACACGGGGCGTATATCTTTCATTTTGATGGAGATACAATTACTATGGTAGATAAAGCTGGTAAGGTGATGGGCACTAAAAAATCCCCTTCTTTAGCATCAGTCCATACTAAAGCTATGACAAAAGAATTTGGTGGTAAGTAATGTTAAGAGAAATAGTAGAGGGTGCAGACTGGGGTGAAGATGCTGAATTAACATTTTCAAAAATCATGAAGATAGTTGATGACATTAATTCTAAGATAAGTTCTGCTAAATTAGACGCAAGAACTTACCAAACACTAGAAAAAGCTAAACAAGAGCTTGAGAAAGCGTTAAGGAGAATGTAATGATTAGAGAAATAGTAGAAGGGTTGGGATTAGCTTCTGGTTCTAATTATTCGTACTTGAGTGGGAATAAAGATAACCGTCCAACTGGGATTTTAGTTCACACAAAAAGTGAGCGTGGTTCAATAAAGATCGCGTCAGAAGTAGAGAAAAGAGGACTTAAGTCTGAAATTCGTGACGGTAAGAAACAAATTGAAATATACGCAAGTCATTATAGTGATGAGGAAAAATCTTATTTATCTAATATCATCGCTGGAGATGAATTAGATAAATTAATTAAAAAGATAGAAATATTAAACTAAAAATTCAAGGAGAATGTAATGAGAGATATAGTATTTTGTGGTGAAGAAATCTTAAAAGAAGGAGGAGACGCATAATGTTAAAAGAAATTATAGAAAAAATCGAAGAAAAAGATATGATCAATCTTGGTGATTTTGAAAACCAAAAACATAAGAAATTGATTGATGAAGATTCAGATTATCAAAAATTCTTTCAGAAAAAGCTTAAGTCTTGGGGTGTAAAATCACCAGCTGAACTTGATAAAGAAAAGAGAAAGAAATTCTTTACTGAAATCGAAAAGGATTGGAAGTAAAGTGTTAAGAGAAATTTTAGAGGAGCTTGAAATTGATGAGCTTAAGGGAAATATTGACCCAAAGGCTAAGAAACATGCTAAGATAGTTTCAAAAGCTAGAGCGAAAGTAAAATGCTCCGGAAATAATACTCCCTCTAAAATTAAAGACACTGGGACATCTGTTCGTTTCAAGTGTACTCCCAAAGACAAAACAAAGGCTAGAAAGATGGTAAAGGTTAGGAAGAAATTCAATAAGACCTCTGCAGGAAAGAAAGCCGTGAAAGTATCAAAACTTACAAAGAAATTTAGAAAATAGTCCATATTTAAGCAAGGTTTAAGCCAACTTACGGTATAATAGAGTATAAAGTTTGAAAGGCTTGATATGACTATCCAACTACCAAAATTCACATTACTAGAGAAGTTATCTACTTCTGACGCAATATCTTGTTGCGATCGTTGTGAACGTGAAATCAAAAACTCATACATTATTAGAAATAACGAAGATAACTCTGTACACAACTATGGTTCTGGATGTGCTAAGCACGTTATGGGAATTTCAATTACAGAAGTTGTTGAGCAAAATAAAGCTTATGACGAAGACCAAAAAAGAATAGCACGTGAAGCCGATCAAGAAGCTATGGGTAGAACTTACATACAATCGTTTAATGAAGCTAATCCTAAAATGCTTAAGTTTATTGCTGAAGGTGCTACTGACAACAATTTCCTTTCTGACATGAAGAAGCGTATAGAGGAAACGGGTTCATTGACTGATGGGCAGTTTCACGCTGTGTATCGTATGATGTTACCTTTCGCTCAACTTGACGACAAAGTTAAGGACATGAAAGTGTACCCTTCAAAGATTAATGCTCAAGAGGGTCAATGGGGTTGGTCTTATACAGTAACATGTATTACTGAAAACGATGAGAAAGTTCGTATATTCTTTTCATCATTGAATTTGGCTAACGGTGACCTCCTTGAAAAATGTGGTGTGATAGATGGTGATTTATTCCCTTCAAGAATTGACAAAGAAAATCCTATATTGGTTTCTGGTTCATTCGATGGGTATAAAATCAAAAGAGCTAAGTTGGCAACTATTAAGCAAGATTTAAACTAACTTAGGGTATAATGAATAAAATTGGTAAGGAATGAAATGATTAAATTGATAAAGGCTAAATATTCTGGTCACAGTGTGGTATCTAAATTGGAACTGTTAATTGGAACCGAAGGATTATCGTATTTTAAAGAAGATATAGTTAATTTCGAAGATTACGACGCCACAAAAACGAATGTCTTGGTATTCGACTATTCACCAATTAAACAAGGTAAAATATTAATTAAAGTACCAAATGGTGTGTGGGAAGTTTTAAAAATGAATTCTAAGATTTTCAATAGACTTAAAAAATTGGTAGATTATAAAGAACCACATTCTTCTGTAAAAAGTAATTGGTTGAGTTCAATTCGCTCATCATCAGTCACCGAGTTTTAAGTCAATCTTAAGGTAAATTTAATATAATAGTTCATAAATTAATGAAAGGACTATTATGTGTTAATAAAAGATAGAGATGAAAGTTACTCGATTTTATCATTCGAAAATCACTCAAACAGTGAAGCTATAGAGCTGAGAGTTAAGCTTATGGATGACTTATCAGTATTTGTTGATGGATATAAATTCAGTCCTAAATTCAGAGCTGGTGTGTGGGACGGAAAGAAATACTACTTCAAGATGCAAGTAGATATGTCAATGCAAATACCAAAAGGCTTGGCGGAAACTATATCGAAACGGTATGCTCAGCACTTAGATGAACCATATGAACCAATCAACAAACCAACACCATACCCAAAGGAAGTTGTCGAAAGTCACATAGAATCATTAAAATTACCATTTGAACCATACGATTATCAAATTGATTCGCTCTATGAAGTATTAGAAAATCCTAGAAGGATTTTGGTGGCAGCGACTGGTGCGGGTAAATCACTAATAATATACATAATAATGACATTTTTTGAAGCTCAAAATATGAAAGGATTATTGATTGTTCCAAATGTTGGTTTGGCTGAACAAATGCGGACGGATTTTATAAGTTATGGAATGAGTGATGAAGAAGTAGATAAACGACTTCATACAATATTCGCTGGTAAAGAAAAAACATTCAGAAAACCGATGACAGTAACTACTTGGCAATCAGCCGTCCTTATGGATTCATCACATTTCGATCAATTAAATTATGTGATTGTCGATGAAGCTCACCTAGCAACTGGGGAAAGTTTACAAAAATTATTAGCAGTGTCAAGGAATTGTACATATAAAATTGGATTAACTGGAACTCTACCAAAAACTTATGAAGGTAGGTTCACACTATCAGCTACTCTTGGTAAAAGTGCTAAGATGATTACTCCTCAAGGTTTAATTGAAAGAGGGTTGGCTACACCAGTTACAATCATTACTGCTTATTTGAATTACAGTATCGCTGATAAAAAGAAAGTTAAGGTATTAAAAAATTACCAAAAGGAAATAAAATTTCTCGAGGAACATCAAGGTCGTAACGACTTTATTGCCAAACTAGCAATTCAAGCAACCAAGAAATATGGAAATACATTGATGATGTATAGTTCAATTCAACATGGAACGAATTTGTTAGGATTTGTCCTTTCCAATAAATTCAACATAGACACACCAACAATTCTAGAAAAGGTTACTCCGAAAAGAGTTGCGGAAGCTAAGGAAGCTTGTTCAGACGCCGAAGGATTGTTTGTATTGACTAAGCTCACACCAAAGGATATCAAAACTCTGAGTAAATACTATTCAGGCTCCGAAATAACCAATATAAAAGTCCTGAGTGATTATCACATATACTTGATAAAAGGAAGTATTGAGGGAGAGGTGAGAAATGAAATCAGGGCATTGTTGGAGAAGGTTGATGATGCTATTTTAATTGGTTCAGCACAAACTGTTTCCACTGGTATGAATATTAAGAGATTGCACAACATATTCCTGACAAGCAGTACAAAATCATCGATTAGATTGAATCAAACTATTGGACGTGGTATGAGATTACATGGTGAAAAGAAAATGATGAGATTCTTTGACTTTATTGATGATTTTAGTACAAAGACGAAAAGAGGTAAGGTCACTAACAAAAACTATACTCTGAAACACAGTTATGAAAGATTGAACGAATACCTGGAACACGGGTATCCAATTAAAGAATTAGAAATAAATATAAAGGAAGACGATTGAGAATTAAAAAACAACAACGTGGGCTGATATTGTGGGAAAATAAATATCAACATTATATATGGGAAATTTTAATGAAAGATGAAATTGATTGTGGTTTCTGGTCAAATGCTAAATTCGATACATTCCCATATATGACAGCAAATAGTTTTGTATTTCCTAAAAAACCAGGAATTTCATTCCCACCAAGTATGACCAGCTTCAATTTCATTAGTAAAGTGTTCATTGAAGATAAGGGATATTTTGTTGCCATGTTAGTGAAATTAATTGAAAGATATGATCTTTCAATAGAGGACATGAAACGACTATCATTTCATGCAGATTCTTTTATATCAATAGATTTTATGGATAACAATTCAGACTATCGTAGAGTTCAGGTGTCGTATTTTGACCCCATGGATAGAAACATAACTGATTCACATAGAGAAATGATGCTCACTGAATACGCTTATTTTAAGAATTTAGGTGTTGATATGAAAGAAGTGGCTGATGTTATTAAACATGAACCATTAACAGTCCTACAAACTCGTAAGATTTTATTGAGAATGGGAGAAATCACCAGAAAAAGCGTAGACCTGAATGAAGTGGCTGAATTAAGTCAATCTTAAGGTTATAATATTATAATAACAAATACAAAAGGAGAAATAAATTGTTAAACACACAAACTAGAAAGGGTCTTAAGACCTTAACAACCGTTGGAAATACTGCTATCGTACGATATCCTTGGACATCTGTACTACAAAAGAATAAATCATTAATTGCTTTCATTAATATGGAAGAATATGGTGAAGAACCATTTGAGGAATTTGGGTTAGAAAGTATGAGCGAATTCTTAAGCTTAGTCGACTTCTATAACGACCCTGAAATTTCAGAGGAAGATGGTATTATATCTATCGAATCTGGTAAATATCACCAAAAATATGGTACTTCTGATTTAGATACTATGAAATCATTTGATGTTAAGATTACTACTCTAGAAAAAATGTCTGCTGCTCCGGAAGTAATTGCATTCGATATATCACAAGATGAACTTGTTAGATTTAAGAAAATTGCATCTCTTACTAAGGCAACAAACTTAGTTGTTTCTGGTAACACGGAAGGTGAGAGTACGCTTACAATTTGTAAGTTGGATAGATCTAAGAATATGTCCGATGAGAGTACGTCCGAATTCCCTATGTCAGTATCTAAAAATATTAATATATCATTTGATGTACAAAACTTCATGAAATTACCAGATAAAACTTATTCAGTTAGTATCAAACAATCAGAAACTACTGGGAATTGTATATCGATTTGGGAAGTAGATGACGAACCAATTAGTATCGTCGTAAGCGTTTCGGATGTTTACTAAATATTGTTAAATATTTGGTAAAAAGACCATTTTTATGGTCTTTCCACATTAAATAGTAATGTAACTCATAATGGAGGATATCGAAATGTAACGAGAAATACGAAAAAACGAAAAACACGAAAAACGGAAAAGAGTCATACGAAAAATACGAAAAATACGAAAAAATACGGAGAAACGAAAAATGGGAAAATATAACTGGGATAACCTGAAAGGAAATTTACAAAAAGGTGTTGGTGAAAAAACACAAAACGACTTCAATGATCCACGAGAGTGGAAACTACAAAGAGATGAAAATGATAACGGTACAGCAGTAATTAGATTGCTTCCAGGTAAAGGTGGAGACACTCCTGCAGTAGTACGAGTTTACGAACATTCACTCAGATTCTTCAACAAACAATCAAACAAATATAGATGGTTCATCGAATCTTCCCCATCAAGTATCAAAAAAGACTGTCCTGTAAGTCAAGCATGGTATGAATTAGGTGATGTTGGTACGGATGAAGCTAAGAAAATGCAAGAAGCATTTAAGCGTTCTACAAAATTTGTGTCTAATATTCTTGTGGTGAATGACCCTATGAATCCAGAAAACAATGGTAAAATCTTCTATTGGAAGTACGGTGTTAAATTATTCGATAAGTTCCAGTCTGTTCTTGAACTAACTGAACAACAAATTAAGGTTGGTAAGAAGCCAATTCAATTATTCGACCCTGAAGACGGTGCTGATATCATACTTGAAATAGCAAAAGTTGGTAACTTCTTGAACTATGACGGTACTACAATTGAAACTCCTTCAAGAGCATTCGATACAGACGAAGAAATGGATGAAGCAGTGCTTGAAAAATGTTTCGACTTAACTGAATTTATCAGCGAAGATTACTACAAACCATACAGTGAATTGAAAAAGAAACTTGCGTGGGTAATTGAAAAGCAACCAATCGAATCTTTCTTAATTGAAAATGGTTCACAAGTGATTACTGAACTTTATAAAAAGAATGCATCAACAGACAACTCATCTTCTGAAGATAGAGAAACTTCTAGTATGCCCAGCACTTCTTATACACCAAAAACTAAAAAAGCTCCAGAGCCCACAGTTGAAGTGAACGAAGATCCTGCAGTAGAGGAAACTCCTGAAGCAGTTGAAAAGCCAGTAGTAAAGAAGCCAACAGTTGAGAAAAAAGCTACTAAAGCAAAACCTCAAGGTGAAACAGAAGAAGATATGGACATACTAGCAATGCTAGATGATATGTAATTCTAGACTGACACCAATTTATAACCACAGAACTTAGAACGTCCTTGGTTGTGAATTCGTTTAAAAATTCCTTGGTTTGTGATGTCACTATATACTCTACAAGAGTCAATGTATTTGCATGCATTCTTAGGCAGTCCAACATCGACTAAAGTTTCATACATTGCACCCTGAGCGACAATTTCACCAAGTAAATCATAAATTATTATCTCCCTAGCCATAGGGTTATCGGTGCCAAGTCGTTTTCCTTTTCTAACATTAGACATTTTGTTCTTTGTTTCTTGAGAAAGAACTTTACCTAAATTTGCTTGTCTTAATTTTTCAAGGTGTTCTTTTGATTTTTGTTTTCCTTTTAATGAATTAGATATTTTTTGACGGTGTTCAGGTGGTAAATTTTTACCCCTGAACGCAGAGCCATTTTTATATCTAGTTTCATCGGAAGGGTTTCTGTGACCTTCACTTATTCTTTTTCTAGTTTCTTTTGAAAAAATTATACCTGATTGGTCGAATCCAGAAGAAGTTTGTTTAGCTTTATTAATGAATTTTTCATTTTTCGCAACATCAAACTTCTCATGTAGGAATATTTCATATTCAATTGCAGATTCTCTATCTACAAATGTTTCAATGATAAAATATAAGTATTCTTCTGGGTTTGAAATTTGTCTTTGTTTAAAATTTTTATCAGTTGAAGAAGTACGGTATTTTGTGATATCGACTTCTGGTTCGATATCACTTGAACGTGCACCTATGTAGTATCTATCAGTTGGTATTTCAAAAACTATATATACATAATTATATTTTTTCATTTATATCTTCCTATGTGCTATTTATATAGTTATTTAATGATTAAGTTAAAATTAAGAAGTAATAGATATAATAGAGTTTCAAAGGAGTTAAAATGGAACAAATTCAAGAATCTTTTGATTCAATGAAGTGTGGGATGAAATATTTCATCCTTCAAGAGGGGTCTAGTGTAGAACTAGGTAAATTTCAAGTCGATGAAAAGACAGATAATGTTATTCTGTTCAGTAACATGAATAAGAAAGTTGAGTTCGGACTTTCGATTTTCAAGGAAGATTTTGGAAATTATGAAGTATACAAAATAAAGGAGAATGATTAATATGGTACTAATTGATTTTTCCCATATGTCGATGCGTAACTTATATGTCGCCCTTTCTCAAGCTAGACCGAGAAAGGTCGAGGGAGAGTACATTACGAGTGAATTCATAACATTTTATTACCACTTGATGCTACAATCTTTGAGACATATATCAGATAAATTTGATAATTACGGTGAAATTGTCCTTGCTTTAGATAGTAAGGACAATTGGCGTAAAGATATCTATCCAGAATACAAGGGTCACAGAAAGAAAGATCGTGATAAGAGTGAAGTGAATTTCAGTGAATTCTTTGAATATGTTGAATCTTTCACTGATGTATTGAATGCTAATTTTCCTTATAAGGTGATACGAGTTCATAGAGCCGAAGCAGATGATATTATTGGTATTTTAGCTGAAAGATATGCTGATTATGAAAAGGTCATAGCCGTTTCCAGTGATAAAGACTTTAAACAAATCCTTGAAGTTGGTGCTGAATTATATGACCCAATTAAAAAGGCAAAGATTAGAATGTCCACTGAAGAATTGAAGAAATGGAAAATTGTACACATATTATGTGGTGATTCTGCTGATAATATTCCTCATGTTAAAAGAGGTACGGAATTCACGCCAACATTTATTTCATACTTAAAAGAAAATGAAATTCACGTGAAAGACCCAGCAACTTTTAATAAATTGACAATATCAGAGAAATTATATTCTGATTTCAATGTTTATAAAGTCAATAAAAAGGGAGAAGTGCTTGATGAATTGGACATATTCAAAGCAACACCATTCGGTCCAAAGACGGCTGAAAAGTTTGCAGATGATTTGAAATCAAATCTAAAATTAAATCCTATATATGCGTCTAATTTTAGGCGAAATATGGACTTGGTATTATTTAGTAAGATACCTCAAGATATTCAAGACACTATCATTAATGATTTTAAGGGTATTGAAGTTCAATATGACCCGAATGGTATTTTCAAGTTTCTTTCTGAAAACCATTTAAGTCAACAATTAATGAATGTTACTGACTTCTATATAGATTCTAAAAAATCTCAGGATAGAACTTCATCTCCTGCTGAAGCAATGGATGAATGGATTTAAGTGAGTTGTAAGAAACTCACGCTATAATTGGTAAAGGATTAATAATGGTACATAACGCATTTAAATCTGCTTTGAAAAAAGCAGGATTATTGGAATCAAGTGCTTCTTTCGATAGAGCAGAAAATTACTACACTGTCATCAAGGTGACAACTAAAGAAGTGGCTGACAAGTTTCTATTCGAAGCAAAGAAGCTCGGTATTAAACACAAAGCAAGTCTATACGCTGGATCAGATCAGATCTGGGTATTCAAAGCATATAATTAAAGGGATAAAAATGAAAATAGAATTAAATCATGAATTGGATGACATCGAACAAATTATAGAAGAAGCATTAATCACAGATGATACTTCTGATATCAATGAAGTTAAGGAATCTTTACGAAGATTCAATACCGCATTTCAGGCGTTTGAAGTAGGAATATTTGTAGGGTATGTTGGAATTGTAAAAGGTGAACCAATTACAAAGATGTCAGAAATCATACAAGAAATTATCAACCGTGATGGATACCAAGTATTCACTGAATTACTCGAAATGATAGAGGTTCCATACTTAAAAGAAGTTGAACTTATAAGAGAACTTGCTGAAGATGGTAACGAAGATACGATAGATTAAGGAGATAATTTGCTAGATCCTATAAATACAAAATATTTTAGATATGCTGTAGGTTCGGATGTTGGCAAGGAAACTCCTAATGACATTTCCGCGAAATGTGTAATCTGTGGGGACTCTGATAAAGATTCCCGACAAAAAAGACTACACCTATATCGAAAAGAAAGATATGATGATGATGCTATACATTGTTTTAATTGTGAATTTTCTGGGAATATGTATAGTTTCCTTAAAGAAGTGAACTCAAACCTATTTGAACAATATAAGAAAGAAAAAAGAGAGTCTAGTTTTGCTAACTTGAAAAGTAAAAGGGAAAATACTCAAACTGACATTGATGAAGTGCCATCATTCATATATAAGAAGAAAGAAGCTCCGAAATTTAAGACATTCAAATTACCACCAGAATTATCACCAGCAATCGAAAGTGAAAGGGCAACCGAGTATCTTAATGGTAGGATGATAGACCCGTTGGAAATGTTTTATTCTGAGACAAGCTTTAAGTACAATGGGAAAATATTACCAATAAAAGACTGTGTGGTAATCCCTCTATGGTACAAACGTGAAGATGAATTGGTATATGGATTTCAAGCCAGAAGTATAGAAGGAAAGACATTCTATACATATATTCCAGATGAAAATAGTGGGATGAAAATATGGCTCGGTATTGATTTTGGTGAACATAGTGACATAGTATTGGTTGCCGAGAGTGCATTTGATGCAATGAGCATGGGTGTGCCAGCAAAATATTCTGGTGCAATTTTAGGTGCTTCTGAAAATGATTATTTCAAACAACACTATAAGAAGGTTGTTTGGTGTCTAGACAATCAGAGATTAGACCATACCGCAAAGAGTAAGACAAAAGATTTACTAAAAATGGGTGAATATGTATTCATTTGGCCAAAGGGTGTGAAGGAGAAGGATTTCAATAAAATGAAGACTTCCGGAGCCACTGATGAGGAGATAAAGAAAATGATTATAGAGAACACTTATCAAGGTTTAATTGGTATATCCAAATTACTGTGATAACAGTATAACTCAATTAAATAACTTTATAAAACTCAGGAGAACGTAAATGGTAGAGATAAGAAAAATTATAGAAAACTTAAGTGACTATGGGCTTATTGAAGGTGAATTGAATGAATCTTCATTCAGTGCTTCAAAAATAAAGAAGGTATCAGACCTTCTTGCAGTAGTCCTTGGGCATTCTTTTGGAGAATTTAAACAACTTGGTGGAAGCCTTGGTTTTGAAGAATTCAAGAAGAAAGGGATGGGTGAAGGAAAGGGATACAAATACATGAACAACAAAGGGTTCATGATTAGATTTGGTTGGCTTAAAAAGTCTAAAAAGTCCAAATACCAAATTAACGTGGTAGACTTTTGGAATCCAAAAGATGGTAAGAAAAGATGGGATACACCTTCATTGACAATTAGATTAGCTGATTGGATGAATATTGTGGACGTAGTTTCTGAATTGAAAGATGTACTTATTTCTGGTAATGTTAATTCTATTGTAGAATCACATTCAGATAAGAAATCACTGTCACTATTAGAATCAAAAGAACCTGGAAGTAAATTAATCCAATACGCAGCATTTAAAGGTGTTGAATATGTTGGTCCAATGACACCTTACAAATTCATACAAACTCTTAAAGACGGTGGTCACTGGGATGAAGATGAATATAAAGGTTATGCAATCACTAAACATGAGAAAGAAAGTAACTCAACTGGAGAAGTTTTCAAAGCAGCAGACAAGAAATTGGCTGAAAAGAAATGGTCAGATCCTGAATTAGTATTTGATGACATCGAAAAGTTGACTAAGATTGTAGCAACTGGTGGAGCAAACGGACTAATTGTAGCTGGAATGGCTGGTATGGGTAAAACTTTCCACGTTGAAAAAACTATGAAGGCTTTACTTGGTACGTCACAAGGTGCTGATGCTAAGTGGAGACACAGAAAAGGTGCTAAATTATCACCATTCGGTCTATATATGGACTTGTTCATGAATAGAAATGATATGACTATTGTATATGATGACTCTGACTCAGTATGGAATGATAAAGATTCAGTGAATATTCTTAAGTCAGCAATTGATACATATAAGGTGAGACAAGTATCTTGGCCATCTAAAGCAACTGTGAACCTTGAGCTTATGGGTGTGGAAGAAAAAGAAGAATACCTTGAAAAATTGTATGATGCAATGGTGAATAACCCAGAAGCTGTTGGTACAAGTATTAAACTTCCTTCTGCGTTCGACTTTACATCAAGAATTATTTTCATATCAAATATGCCCGCAGCAAAATTTGATAAAGATGCTAACATGTCTGCTATTAAGTCGAGAACATTCTTCATGGACGTTCAACTTAAGCGTGAGGATGTCATTAATAGAATTAGATCCATTCTACCATTCATTGAACCAGAAGTAGATATCAATATGAAAGAAGAAATTCTTGCTCAATTAGCAGAATCGGATCACACACTAACTATGAGAGCCGTTGTTGCCGCAATAGCAATTAGAAAAGCTGGTCTTACAGACTGGGACAGATTGGTTAAAGAGTACGCGTAATGGAGTCTTGGCCACCAGTATTATAGAGTTTTAAGTTAATCTTAAGACTCTTTTAATATAATTAAGTTTAAAAAGGAGAAAATGTAAATGGAAAAAGTAATGAGTTATTTATCAACATTTGATTGGTATAGCGTCGGTATACATACTGGTGAGTTTTTAATTCAATTTTTATTCTTCCTATTCACAATACAAATCACAACCATAGTTTTCAGTAAGATAGTATTCACTACAGCAAAGGTCTCAGAAGTCACACAAGATTTCTATTCAAATGTTACAGTGATGTCTTTCATGTGGGCACTTGGAATTGTGACTTATATTAATTAATAGGATATGAAATGTTAAAAGGATTAAGAAAAGCTGGAACTGATAAAACAATTTTATTGAAAAATGTTTCGGTAGTATCTCTCGACGAAGAGAGAAATAGGATAGTGTTTAACTTCATGAACAATATATTTGTGTTCGGAAGATGGACGCCAGATTATCATTATGCACCTTATGGTTCTCTTTTAGAAGCCAAGGAAGCATTTACGAAGATTAAGAATATGCCATACTTTCAATTGAACTTCTTTATATCAGAAAGTGAAGATAACCTTCACCTCGTGAATAGAGATTCAGTTACCTCATTAAGTGTGAAAGAAGACGAATTAAAAGTAATTTTTAATTTAAACTTCTCAATCACTTCATATAAGGAAAACCAACCAATTGAAATTAGTAAGTTCATATTCTGGAATTACGATAATGAAGATGTGTTCGACGACGATAGATTTGAAATAATCGAGTTGTTGGGTGAAATAGAAGAAATTTAAGGAGAAATTGAAATGGAAATATACGAAGAAGTAGAAATGGTAGACGCAGACGGTAAAGAGCAAACAATGGACGTATTGGATTACGCAGCATCAATTATTGCTTGTCAAATTGAAATGAAGGCAATTCAAGACGATATAAAGACAATCAAGGGTGAAGCGAAAGAAAACGGTGTACTTGTAAAAGAAATCGACTCAGCTATTAAAGAGATTAAGAAAGAGTTGAAGACTAATCCTGCAGACCTTGCACTAGAAGTTGAAATCACTGATATGCTTAGAAACAACCAAGATATTATGGACTCAATTGCAATGACTATCTAGTCATTGCAAAATAGATTCGAAAAGGAAACAAAAATATGAAAGTAGGAATTCTAATAAAAGACTCAATGGTTTGGCGTCCAGCTAACCGTTTCTTTAAATTATTCAGGGACGGAATTGAAGCTCAGGACCACCAGTACCTTCCCCCAAAGGAAGTTTTGGTACAAACATATAATTCAATGGTTGGTAATATATACCTACTATTGAACACTGCCCTCGAACCAACCGAGTACGATTTAAAAACATTGGAAATCGAAACAAAGGATGTTTTCTACAACGATGAACTAGATGAATTGATGGAAAGTCATAGAAGATTTCAGGTAGATGATGAATCTTATGTGAATTTAAATCAACACTTAATTATTTATGATGAAAACAAAAGTGGAATTAGAATTTATTAAAGTCTTCTCTTATGGTACTCTTATACACAAGTATCCAAATAGTATCATCAGTGAAGACGCTGAATTGATAGGAAACTTCACACTAGACGATAGTGGTTGGTATCCTTGTTTATTCAGATATGGAAACAAAACAACAATACATGGTCATTTACTCAATTTGACCAAAGAAGAATTATATGAAGCAGACAAATACGAAGATGAAGGTGGACTTTACTTCAGAAGAGAAGCTGAAGTAAAGGTAGGGAACTCAATCTATAAATCATGGGTATATTTTTCAAACTAGACTCCCAAATTAAGATTGTTTTAAGCTAATCTACGCTATAATATAGTATAAAGGCTTAAAATGAAAACTAGACAAGAACTATTAACTATTGCAACTGGTGCACAAATTCTAAGAAACACCAATTCACTTACAGAAGTTGTTATCAGAGCAACGGATAAATTCCTAAATCAACAAGTGAATTCATATGGCAATTTATCCGTTGAATGTAATATAGGTAAATCTTCATTGAATAAATTCATCCAAATTGAAGATATCCGTGATAGCAAACACCTTGATGAAATTGCAATTAGAAGATATTTCACGAACTTGGGAATATTTATAACTTTCAAAAACATAGGTTCCATTGAAGATAAGTCAATTATTGTTAGTCTTGTACAAGAAGGTATTGAATGAAACACCTAAAATCATTTTTACTATTATCAATATTAATTCTAAATGGTTGTACCCATTACGAAAGTCAGGTAGCACTCGGAGCAATAGCTGGAGCATCTACTGGAGCGTTAATAGTTGATAGGAATTATAACAACTATCCTCGAGCTTCCTATGACCGTTATTCAAGAGGTTACGGTTACGGTCAGCAACGGACTATGTACACTCAACCAATAAGACAATCAACGTACTATGTACCATACCACCCAGCGTATAGAGATGCGTATGGTGGATACCATCCTGGGAATGGTAATACTTACGGCTATAAAACAATCACACATCCCCAATATTAAGATTGTTTTAAGGTTGTTTACGCTATAATATATAAATTAAAATAAAGGTTTAAAATGTTAATACTAGAAACGGGTGAATATGGGATTCAAAGAATGAATAACACTCATACAAATAATTTGAGAAAAAAGATAGTTGTATACAAAGGCATGGATTTAACTGGAGTAATCAGTGTATCAGAAAACATTGTTAATCTCGGGTATAATGAAATTATCACATGTGAAACTGATGTCCAAGCTGGTTATTTATTTTATAAAATTGCAGAGGAGCTTTAATGAAAGTTGTATTAATGAATGTTGTATTCTATTCGTTCTTAGGATTAACTGCGTATTTCGTAACTCCACACGTGCTGTGGGTGTTAGCATTCATTCAAGGTTATACGGAAACAAAAGAAACTAAAACACTTAAGGGTGTAGAAACTCTTGACGCTATTAAGGAAGTAATGAATGATTAAAGGTGACGAGTTCTTAACTGAAGGACAACGAAGTTGGACAATGGCTAGAGTAAGAAAAGAAATTGAAAAAGTAGAAAACTTACACGGTCAATCCATCAGTAGACCATTAAGAGCGATGAAGCTTAAGGAACTGAGACTTGTATTAAAGGTAAAATTATTACAAGATAGAATGTTATTGGAAGATAAGGTTCGAAAGGTTCTTAAGCAAGACAAGGTCGGTGGTAATTATCAACCTCATCAAGTTGCATTGGTAATAGGTGAAACTGAAAGACAAGCTGTCGTGATTGAGCGTAAAGCTCTTGCGAAACTAAAATCACCAACACTAGGTAAACGGATTAGAGGAGCAATGTATGCGTAATTTTAAATTTGACAAACCAGATGCAAATAAGACTAAGTTCAAATCAATAAGAATTTTTGTAATTTCATTTATTGTATTGGTATTTGTTATTATAGTTGCTTCTTGTATTAATAGAGATTATGATTATTCTGTAATCTCAAATGAAAAGGTTATCGGATACACATTTACACCTTACGCGACTGAAGGTTGTGTTGTATATTACACTAAAGATGGAGTAATGAAGGGAACTACTTGTGGTAACTTCACTATTCAAAAAGGCTATAAAGCCAAAGTGAATCAGGATTATTAATGGGTGAATTTACTAGAAGACTTGAGTTAATGAAAGAGTCAGGTGATCGAGCTACACTTACTGACCTCTGGGAATTGAAAATCATGAAGGGTCGTGAGAAACAAAAGGTCGATGTAGAAGTAGACGCTATTGCCACTGCTATTATAGTGGTACAGAATAATATCCTAAGAGAAGAGAAAAGGCTCGCAGATGCAGAATTTTGATGATATTTGCCCCGAAGACTTTATTGACTACATTGATATCACTTCTGACGAACAAGAAGTAATTGATCAAACTATTCATATGCAACGTATGATGACAGCGAAAATGTCTGTGAATTTATTGATGGCAAAGCCAATAATCATAGATACACCTTGTTCAGCAGATACTTCACAACTCATCAATAACATAACTGAAGGTGGAATTGTAGTGGCATCACCAAGTGGCTTTATGTTACATGACCCACACATGAGACCAGCAGAGAGTGGGAAGACTTGGTACGCTCTATCTGAAAGAGATTTAATGTACCCTGATAACTTTGAAGATTCTGTAAAGTGTAATAGGGATAGCAAACCATTATTTGGCTTAGACCCGAATGATGTATTTAGAAAGGGTAGAAAGAAATGGTAGATTTTGAAACTGTTTCAATTATTATATTTGGTGTCGCGTTGGCGATGAACATGGTTCTCATATGCTTAGTTATATATGATGACATTACATCTTTCAGATAGGAAAAAATAAATGAAATTATTACAATACCCAAATTATTTCGACGATGAATTAGATGTTAGGCTAATAATCGTCGAAAAGGAAACTGGTAAAATCAATTACCCAGTAGTTAGATGTGTAGGAAGCTATACTGATTATATTGTCGTTGGTTTAATGATGATTCATGGAGATTGGGAAACGTATATTGTATATGCGACGGATAATTTACCAAAAGAGGAATTCACGGTGACTCACTCAGCTCAAGTTGTCGGGACTCCAGGAAATAAAACTACTTGGGTCGATGATATCAAATTCATCGAAAAGAGTATAACAGCGAGAGCTAAAGATAGATTACTTAATTTTAAAGGGGAAAAGAAATGAAACAAATGAAACAATTAATTGCAATGACATTAATATTCGTGGGTATATTATTGAGTGGGTGTAATTCAGGGAAGATTGAAAACTTCAGGGCGAAATATACTATAATAAAAGATGGTAAGATCATCGGATATTCTGAAAGACGTGGTTCGTATGATTCTGGTTGTAAGGAAGTTTATACAGCACAAGGCGATTTCTCTGGTAAAATTTGCGGTGATTATTTCATCAAAAACGGTGTGAAGATGGAGTTTGATAATGGTTCAGTTAAGTAGTGGATTAGAACACAATACTGTAATGAAAATATTTGAGTTAGAAGGCAATGTGGCAATTATAAGTTCTCCACTATGGGGTGATTATCTAACCACATTAATGTTGTTTGATCATGAAGAGGAAGAACTCCTCGAATATTTACTAAAAAGAAAAATGGAAAGGGAAAAATAATGTATTTTGAAAAGGTAAATGTAGGGGACGAAGTATATGGCTTCGTCTATGGAAAAGGTAAAGTGAGTTATGTCATTGACGACAAATTCGATATGGATGGTTTTTATTCGTTCGAAGTGTTATATGATAACGGCGAAAGTGTGTTTTACACTAGAGAGGGTGTTCCGAATTGGTGTAACGCTGATGGTTGTATCCAAACCGTGTATTGGGCTGATGATATTGACTTGATGGAAGAAGACTTCAGTCCATCAGAGGGGTCATTGACACCAAAGAAGATTATGAAGTTAAGAGTGAAAGGTACGCTTGAAATGAAATGCCCATCAGGTATTTGGAGAAGCGTTGATAATTGTCCCGATAATGTATTTCTCGGAGCAATAACAAAAGAACAATATTTCTTATTTAGGAGAGCAGTATGAGAATACCAAAATTGAGTGACGATGTATCTGTAGCATTTACCACAATGCTAGTTATAGGTTATATGGGTGGAATGTTGACATATATTTTTGAAGGGTTGCAATCAGGACACATCAGGTTCTTAACTGTGTTTATTCCATTAACAATAATCTGGGTATTCACTTCGAGCCATGTAGTTAAGGGTTCATTGAAATGACATATTCAAGAGAGGGAAATAACCACTTAGGTAAAATCCTTCAACATCAAAAGTTGGAAAATATATTAAGCTTCTTTTAAGCAACATTACGGTATAATAGAACAACTTAAAAGATTGGAGACTTATGAAACCTTTAGGATACGATAAAATGATAAACTTCGGGTATGAGGACTGTGCTGACATATTACAATATGGTTCTCCCAGTGCTAAATCTCACATCAAAGGTAAAGGTGGGGTTATTAGAAACTCTATGAACCCTAAATCAAAAGCATCTTCACGCAGAATATATAAAAGAGTATCTCGCAACGAGGGCAAAGAAACTTGTAAAAACTACAAAAAGGATTACGAATGAGAAAAATTAAAGAAATGAAGAATAAAGCAATGAGAAAAGCGTCAACGATAGTTGAACTGATTTTTGTGATATTGAGTATTGGTGCATTAGTCGGTTGGGTAATGAATATCATGGCTGTAATTCAATTAGCAATGGCTAACTCAGAATTGACAACTATGTTTATATTGAGAATAGCAGGAATCTTTGTAGCACCACTTGGTATTATCTTAGGTTATATGTAATGTTTTCAATAGCTACAATTATCACCCTAGTGATTTTGCTAGTGTTTGTCTGTGCTATGTATAGGAACGAAAGAATTTGGTCAACGAGAAACGATTTATTAAATGCAGCAAGAATTGCCATTAGTGAAAAGGATCTCGAACGTTATGATACTATCATGGAGTCGTATCATAAATATTCTTATACAGAGATGTTATATAAACACCTGACCAAATTTTCAGTGAAAGATTTTTATCCTGAATTAAATGGGATGAAGATTTAGATGTTTACGTTTAATAATTGTGACGACTTAATGAATTGTTCTAAGGCTGAATTCCAAATGAGGGTTATAAATACCATTTTAGCTTTTCTCATCTTGGTTGATTTAGTTTTTGGTAATATGGACTTAATGTTCATTGAAATACCAACTCTTATTTTAGGGTTATGGTACAACAAAATACTCCACGACAACCTATTGAAGTCGATGAAGAAATACATACTTAAGGATTAATATGAATAATGTTTTAGACCCTGATTTTAAGCAATGGATTGAGAAATCCTTTAAGCGTGGTGGTGTAACTACTTCAGCTGGTAATCCAGAAGAGTATCTATTGGTTCGCTTAGATACAAAGGCTATTGCGATTAATAGAATAGATTCAACAGTTTGGAACGTATTTTATAATTGGGAAAATGAGCTTAAGGTCACACTGGACAGAAAGTTCTAATTAAGTTTGATTTAAGATAAATCTAGTATAATAATCAAAAAGGAAAAAGTATGAACAAAGAAAGTAATGAATTTGCGTCAGAAATAGTTTGGCAGTCTACTGAAACAACACCAGACGGGAAGCCGTTTATGTCAGTTAAAAAAGCTAGAGGGTATTACTACTATGCCGAAAGAGGTGGTAGAGATTCTATAGCATTTATCCTATATGATGAGGAAACTGGATCACTTGGACTTATTAAGGAGTCTAAGCCACCAATGGATGAAGAATTTAATCAAAAACACATGAAGGTGACAGCGTTCGGTGGTTCTATTGATATGGACAAAACACCTGAAGAAATTTGTCAAATTGAAGTTCTTGAAGAAGCTGGTTACAATATCCCGATGGAAAATATAGTATATATTGGTAAAACTATGGTATCAACTCAAATGAACCAAAGTTGTTTCGGATATATGGTAAATGTTACAGGTTTCACTCCAGGAAAAACGGAAGCTGATATCCACAATGAAGCTCAAATTGCTAAAGATGCTGATGAGTTCAGCCACAATGAAGTTGTTTGGGTAACTGAAAACGAAATTATGGACAACAACGATTGGAAGTCTATTTGGATATACAGTAAAATGTATTTTGCAAGTGTTAGACATATCATAGAAAAAGAGAAAGCTACTAAGAAAGCTGAAGACCCAAATTATCACCCAAAGAAGGAAGTGTAATGATTAAAATTGAAAACGACGAAATAACACTGAACGCAAGTTCATTAACAGAACTATTAACAGAGATTAGTGCCCTTATCTCAGCAGTATCAAAACAAGTGGTAGAAAGCTCAGGTGGTACAGATGCGGATATAGAAATTATCGAAAGGGATATATTTGACTCTTTGAGATTTACGAGACTTGTAAATGGTGGAATGTCGGGTGAAGAAGCGTTCAATACTATCAACCCAGAACTAAATAGATCTGATGATACAGATACTACTGACTCGGCTGGTACACCAGATAAAGAAGAATCTAAGGAAGCTTAGATGGTAATCATAGTTCAATCAACTACATATGAAGACTTCAACTCAATTGAAGAGGGGTTGTACTTCACAAGTAGATACAACGCAACTATTTATATTGGGGACAAGGTATCCAAGCTCCCAAAAGAGTTAAGGGAAAATTTCAATGTTGATGAGGTATTCATCAACGAATTAGAAACAAATCAATAAAGGTAATAAATGTATTTATTAATTTCATTAGTAATCATCGCAGTAATAGTGTACTTTATATTCATCAACCACGCAAAAACAATCATTATAGAGAATATTGAAGAATATCAGTATAATCAGGGGCTTGGATATAAGGCATTAAAGAGTAGAGAAACCTTTCTCAAAAGTAAGGAAGTTCAAAAGGTCGGTGATAAAGATAAAATTATATTCGCATTAACGGCTATTCAACGAAGAAGATTCTCACTAAATGATATCAAAAAACACGGGTTCATTCTAAATGGTGGAAAAACATATATCAGTCTTGGTCACAACAGTGTTGAAGTCTCTGATATGGTTAAGCTTCTCATTGAACAAATTGGCGTCAAAGAAACTGTGTTTTCTAGTAGACTAGGGAACCACACTGATCTATGTGTAAAAATACTAAATGATGGTACATTTTTAGAGCCAATATTAGTTAGACATAAGGATTATGACGGTCAAGAAGATTCATCATACATTGAACAACATTTCAAGGTAGCTATTATCAACGAAGAAAAGGGTTGGGATTATGTAATTGACCAACTTAAATCACCAGCACCCAAAGAGGGACAAGGGAAAGATTGGTACTACAGTTCATCAATTATCCAATGGAACCTTACTCAAATCGGTGACTTCTTAAGTGTACTTTGGAAACATGATGACATATAAGAATCTATAATGACTCCACAAGAATTTACTGAACTTATGGCTGAACTCGAAAAGGAATATGAGTACTATATTTCAATCGGGGATCAAATTAGTGTTGATATATTAATTGGCCAAATGAACTCCCTTGAGGCAGATTACGGGAGAGGTGGTTGAATTAAGTTTGTTTTAAGCGAATATACGGTATAATAGAGTATAAAGTTTGAAAGGCTTAAAATGAAATTAACAAATTATGTATTAACGTTCACGGACAACAAAGGCAATTCAGTATTATGTAAAAACGACGGGTCATCAGTCGACATTTCTGAAAAGCCATTCTACAAATCAAGAGACAACGCCGAAAAGGCTATTTCTAAAATCAATAACACTTTAAAAACATTACAAGAGAAAAGACTATTCTGGTACGAAAAAGTTCAGAATGCTGGACTATACTCTCAAGATGATTCCCAAAGAAATCTTATAGTGGACAGCTATGAGAACGGTGAATTGATTTTAGCAAACGGACTTGAAATTAAAGAAGTTATTATTGAAATTAATCTTTAAATTAAGCAAGGTTTAAGCTAACTTACGGTATAATACAATATAAAATATAAAGGTTCAAAATGACAAAAGAAATTGAAGTAGGAAGTGAAGTTCAGATATTGGACATGGATCCATGTCTAAGAAACGACGGTGACTATGAAGTTGGTCAAATTTGTTTAGTGAAGGATATCACTGAAGTTTATGGTAGAGCTAAAAAATACACAGTTTGGACAGAAGATCGTTCAGGGTATTGGTTCTTCGTAGAGCCACAGTTAAAGTTGGTGTCGTAATGCCTAAAATTATCACGAACGAAACTAGAGAAATCATCTATGGTTATTCTACATATGGTGCCGATGGGTCACCAATGTCAGTTGGGGACGGGTCATTTCAAATTCATGGACAATATGAAGTAGGTGAATTAGTGAAAGCCGTGAGAGAAGCTATTGTTGAGTCGATTAACAACCCTAATATTACGTCAAAAAACATCATCCTCACATTCATGTTTGAAAATATAGTTTATAAGGAAGTTGACAATGGATAATTTAGGACAAGCTATGGTTGGAGCCATACTAGGAATTGCAGTTGCAGTTGGATTGATAGGATTGGTCATAGGAACCATCGTCGGTGCTCTGATAGGGTCATAAACTCTTTCATTGAGAAATAAATTATAAAGGTTTAAAATGAAATATAATGTCGGGAACAGAGTTCATATAAAGAAAGATTATCATGACATCACTGTATCTAAAGATAGTATTAGAGTAATAAGTTCTAGAGTAGGATTGAACTATGATCTTACTGATGCTAAATTAGAAGAAACTTATGAAATTTCACGCATTGATGATGATGGTGATTTGTGGATATATTCAATTAATGAAAGTGAAGACTCTTCATTTGCAGTACATGTAGAAGTAGTTACTATCATCGAAGCTTTTAATTTGAAAAACTCACGTCACATATATAATAGAAATGATATGGATGATATCGGTATGGCAGTTTCAAGCTTTATCTATGAGCACGAGTTACCGTCATATTCGTACCCAGAAGTGTATGCGTACTTCGTTGAAAGAATAGACGGAATAGACGTGGCACGGTACGGTCACTCAGAAAGATTCCTAGTCAATGGAGAACCTCTGAAAGAATGGGACACACTAGCTGATCAAATCAGACACATGCATAAAACTTTTAAATTATTTTTTCAACGAAAGAACAAAGAGGTTTCGGTGATTAGAAATGAGATAATCGAACTTCAAATGAAATTGGAAAACGCTATAAGAAAATCAAAGAAGGTAATTGAATAATGAAGTCAAGAAGAATTAGAGAAGATGATGTCGTTACTATATCAAAGGATTATGAAGAGTTGACTAGGGAGGTAGATTCACGAAGACAAGTTAATGATCAACCATTATGTGGTGTGAGTGAAAGATTAATGGTTTATTTAAAGAGTCGGAAAGATCCGCATGAACAATTCATAGTTAAAAGATTGGATGGTGATGGTGACGTATGGATCCGCACTTCGGGTGATAGCTCATTTGTAGTGTATCCCGAAGTCCTGACATTAGTGACGGAAGCTCCAGTAGAATCAGATATTGCAGATATCGATGAATGTTATTCAAGTGATTTCAATTTAGATTTGAAAAACACTTCAAAAATATATTCACAAGATGAAATGGGTGATGAGAGGGATGCTATAGTAGACTTTATCACACAAAATGAACTTCCGATATATGCGTACCCAGAAGCTTATGAATATTTTGTGACAAGAGGTAATGTATATGATAGTAATGACAATGAGCTTATTTCGGAAATAATCAACATGAAAGAGCAAGAAACTCTGTTCTTCCAGAGAAAGAACATTGGTGTTCGTAGAGCAAAGAACCTATTTGAAAAGGCTAAAAATGACTTACGAATAGAAATTGATAAATCAAGAAAGGTGTTAATTTAATGTTTAAATGTAAATATAAATTGAAAGATGAATCTAAGGCTGAATTGTATGAATTCATGATAGGTATGTTAATGTTCATGATCACTATGTTCGTGATATTTCTTGTGGGTTATTTCGGGGATAATTGGTTTGGGTTACTTACGGCAGAACAAAATGACCACTTTGTATTCAGTGAATATTGGGATGCGGTGTTTGTGCATTTCTTGGCTGGTGTAGCTTTAATTGGTGGATTTCTCATATTTATACTTTTCCTTAATGGGGTACTCATTGGGATCAGTGATTTAATTGAACACCTTAAAGATCAAGTGGAGTGTCGTGAAGATTACGAAGCCGTTAAAAAACGTGAAGCTCGCGAAAATAGGGATAATTAATGATAAGAACATTAAGAAAATTCAGAAACAAATATTCTGAAAAGGTAGACGGGTTAATAGACACAGCTGAACTAGCGTACAAGTACAAAATGGATTTCAAAGTCGATATGGGTTCTATTTTAAGTATGGAACATTATGTCGAACTCATTGGAAATTTAGATAAAGCTATTGAAGATGTGTATGATGAGGCAGATAGAGTCAGTGAGAACGGTGAAAACGGTGAAAAGAAGCGAAAGATTTCTAATATACATGATATAATTAAAATACAAGAAGCTCAATTAAATTCTTCAAAAGAAATTCTTAGAAATTTAACAATTTAAGCAAGGTTTAAGCTACATTACGGTATAATAGTATATAAAATATAAAGGTTCTAAATGAAAACATTATTTATTTGTAATAATTGCGGTGACGAAGCCAACTCGGAACATTGTCAAGGTTGTGGGTCAACAGACACTACAGAACTAGACACTGAAGAAGTTACATTAGAACAACTAGATGACTTCTATTCAGAAGAAGATTTGGCATCATTTGAAGAGGAAAATTAATATGTGGGCAAGAAAAACAATAAGATAGTTAAGCTTCTTTTAAGGAAGTTTACGCTATAATATAGATATGCTCCGACTGGTTTGGGGGAAGCATTTAGGCGAAAACCTAGAATAATTAAGGAAAACGAGAAAAGTGTTCAGACGGGTTAGTTCCCTTTCTGTCCCCGATTCAAGTTATAATAGATAATTTACTGATTCCCACTGTGGTTTCAGATGAAATGAATCTGAAGATATGAACTATAAGCTTCAGATAATTTCGGGTTATTTATTGGAATCCTTGCAGTCCCTTTCGTGGTTCGATTCCTCGACGGAGCACCAAAAATTAAAGGCTAGAAATGAACACTGAAAAACAATATACAATCTTATTTGGTAAGAATAATAACTCAGATAAAATCGAAGTTGGTAGCTTTTATCTTTACTTAACAAGATTCTTTGTTGAATGGGAAGAATTTCAAAATTGGGGAAGAGAAAGATTTCGCCAAAAGTATTTATCTGAAGGAACGAAACAAAATGAAGCTACTTCTTATGAAGGGTTTAGACAACATACTACAGAAGACGATCTTTATTACTTCACTTTAGAAGAAGCAGAAAGAATTTTGAAGAAACTTCGAAAGAAGGCGTTCAAAATTAACAAAACACGAAGAGAAGCATTTCGCGATTATAAATATGGTAAAGCTAGAGCGAACGAATTATATGCATATGGTAAAGAGCCGTTCATTGTTAAGAAAACTAAAATTAAACAATACTTAAAGAAAGGTTAATGTGGAAAAGAAATATTTTGAAAGAAAAGATGGTAAGATTTTCAAACTCGTTTCAATGAAAGTTTATGAAAAAGGTTCTGGTTTGGAGAAATGGCAAACTGTTGCTTGGCATGAATCAAATGAAATAGGTTGTTCAACAAACTTCTACAAGGAACTATGTATAACTGAATGTGAATATATTTGTAAAGCATTTAAGCAAGGTTTAAGCGAACTTACGGTATAATACAGTATAAAGTTTGAAAGGCTTAAAATGAAACGCAAGATTATAACAGCGACATTAATGCTCGGAGTTTCACTATCTCTCTTAAGTGCTAACGTATGCCAAGAGACTGAGGTTCACGTTGGTTCAATAAAACAAATGGACCTCCTTATAGAGAAGTGTGAGAAGTTAGAAAGTGTTTCTAAAACAGTAGATTTAAATGTATCAACTGCTAGTGCTTCACAATTAGAAAATATATTAGTTGTGAGTAAATTGGTAAGCGTTTATCCTAATGAGCCAGAAGCTAAAACTCAGATCATAAAGTCCGTCTTGAAGTATTCAGAGGAATATGATATTGACCCACTTACATTGACAGCGTTGATTGCTAAAGAGTCTAGTATGAATAAGGGTGCAAAACACGGTTCAGTATTTGTAAAAATTCCTACTGCCCCTCATTGGACTAAGATTAAATCAGCTAGAGTAACAGCCGTTGGTATGGGTGGCGTCATATTTGAAATTTGGAAGTATGAGCTTGCCGAAATAGGGATTACAAGTAGAGAAGAACTATTCGGTATCGAAACAAATATTAAGGCATCAGCATTTATCCTCAGTATCTATACACATGAACGTAAACAACTCAAACATACAGATTCAAGAGAACAGTCAGCCTTACTTAGATATTACGGTGTAACAAGAAACAAATGGGGTGTGCCAAACAAAACGTATAGCACACAAGTATATAAAATTAAAAATTCAATTGAAGGGTAGACATGAGCGTATTAGACATATTTAACTATTTGAGATTAGAGAGTATTGGGTTGTGGTTTGAAAACTTACTATTGAATCATTTTGGTATGTTATTTTTAGTGATTTCAGTTATAGCGTTATTCATCGTAATAGTGCTAGAAACCAGTCCTCGTGATATATTCACAAACGGTGGTTGGGTAATTGATTATACTGAAATTCAGAGTAAGAGTTTAAGACCTGAGGCAATTTTGGCAACTGTTGGAAGAACTATATCTCTGACGTTTGTATTATTGGTGGTATTCGGATTATTGGTGGTATTCACGGAATTCATTTTCTTATTACTTGGTGCATTGACATTTTTGGCAACAATTTACGGTGTACTGTACGGTTTGAAGAAAGTTTCAATCTCAATACAAAATAAACGTTTAGAAAACAAGAAGGAAAAAGATGAAAGATAAAATTTTATACGGTCTATTAATGGTAGGAATATTGGTAGTTTGGTTATGGGGAATGTCAGTGGTTTCTTGGAGGGTATTTTAATGAATAGAGTACTCATCATGTCTGAAATTTTAGGAGTTGAGGTTGAATCTATTTCAGATACCTTAAGCCCATCAGTGCCATTTATTAATGACGGGTTTTCTTATAACCTATTGGGTGATGAAAACCATGTTCATCATGTCGTAAATCCAGATAGTTTCTATGATTTAGTTTCTGAATATATGATTAAAAATAAAGTCGATATTCATTTAGTAAATGCTCACAGCATTTTAATTTATAAAGAATATGCTGGTGTATTAAATCCAGAAACGTGTGATTTAGAAGTATATTTTGAAACTAGGGACAAGAAGATAGATGCTTTATTTAAAGCATCTGAATTTGTAATTCAAATAGGAAAAGAAAATGAATAGAACGGTCGCAGCAGAACTCAAGCACTTAGAGATGCTTCAGAAAGAGCAAGATAAGATAGTTTCATTAATGGTGTCTGATATTAATGAGCGTGACGAAATTCTTCATAAAGAACGCCTTCAGTCTCAAAAGATTAGTAAACAAATTAGAGATCTTAAAAATATGAATAAAGAGGTTATTGTTAGTGAACATGCTACTCTAAGATACATCACAAGAGTAATGGGAATTGACGTAGAAAAATTACGAACGAAAATCCTACCAAACGGGACAACTGGTATTATCGATGGTAAGTATCCAATCGGTGATGGGTTTGTATCAGTCGTAAAGAACAACGTTGTTGTTACAGTTGAATAGGGGATAATATGAACTTATATGTAGTTACAGTAATAGTGATAATCACTTTAGGATTTCTTTATGTGTTTAGAGACATAAAGAAAAGAGTACAAAATGGCGAAAGCTATGAGATAGATTCAGATGTTGCTAACTCTGGTGGCTTCTAAAATAACATACTCCTAACACATTAAATACTTTAAATATTAAAATTTAAAGGAATGTTATATGGCATTAGGAATAAAATTCAGAGGAAACTTGAAACAAAATTTAAGTCCTCACCATGAAGGAGAAATACTTCATGCAGCAGATACAAATGAATGGGGTCTTGTTTTCTCGAACAATGGTGCCCTTGACATTATCTGGCGTCAAAACGAGAGTACTCAACACATATTTTCAGGTGACGATACTCCAAATCTAGATGTTGGTCAAAATTATGATTACTACATCGACAATACATCAAACATATTATATAGAAAAAATGGGCATTGGGCACAAGTTGAATATCCAGCAGGACTAGCTTTCTTTACTAAATTCTTACCAATCCCAGGAATTGCAGATTACACTAAAACTCTCAGAACAGACGGGTCAGTCTTAATAGACGGCGTCACAACTCTCCCAAATGAAGTTTCAACATATGAATACCTATTGAGTAGATCTACTATATCATCTGATGGCGATAGAAAGTTTCTTGATAATATGGTTACTGATAAATTCGGTGCCATTTTCAGGAATGCGAATGTTGTTCCCGCAGTTGAAAGAAGCGTTGAATGGGAAGAATATGTTGGTAGTAGAAGTGGTATGGGTGGTTTAGAAATTGTAGTTAAGAATTCTGATGATGCTACAGTTTTCCATAATGACCAATGGTTAAGGAAAGAATTGAAGTTTGACATTTTAGTAACTACACCAGAAAGACCAAAGTTAAAAGGGGTACAAGGTGGAGAGATTGACATCATAGATAATTGTGATGGAACATATTCACTACAAAGCAGTGATGATATCACCCACTTTCAAATAGTCGGTGCAGATTATATATATCAAGAAAGTCAATAAGATGTACTTTAATTACTCAGATTACAATAATAATTTATTAAGATTAAAAGGAGAATAATATGGCAGCAATAGCACCAAACGACTGGTTCTTATATGGAGACCACTCACCAATTACAAAAATAGAAATTAAAAAAATGAAAACGGTAAATAATCTATATGATTCTTTTAGAGGGTTGGATAGATTATCTGAGTTTATTTGTGACTTCGATCAAATGGAAAATGTGGTTGTACTTGATCACACTTGGCATCTTTGTCTTAATTTAGATTCAATACCATTAATAGATACATCGAAAGTAATAAACTTCAATAATGCATTCTTTGGTTGTCGATCATTGACTTCATTTCCTTTAATAGATACATCGAAAGTGACTCACATGGGGGCAGCATGGAACTATTGTGACTCATTAACTTCATTCCCTTTAATAGATACATCAGAAGTAATAAGAATGGGTAGTACTTGGTCTAATTGCCGATCATTGACTTCATTCCCTTTAATAGATACATCGAAAGTAACTTTTATGACAGCAACATGGAACTATTGTGACTCATTAACTTCATTCCCTTTAATAGATACATCAGAAGTAACATCCATAGATATCGCTTGGGCTAATTGTCAATCATTGACTTCATTTCCTTTAATAGATACATCGAAAGTGATAACAATGGGTAGCACTTGGTCGAATTGTAAAAAAATAACTTCATTTCCTTTAATAGATACATCGAAAGTTGAGGCATTCGGATACACTTGGGCTAATTGTGACTTATTGACTTCATTTCCAACACTTGATGTGTCAAGTGGTACAAATTTTTATGGTACTTGGTCATTCAACACTCCAGTGTGTCCGCGAGATGATGGTTCAATTACATTCCCAGTTGGTGCTGATGTCGGTTCGGCGTGTTAAATGAAAAGGAGATAATATGATAGGAAAAATAATTTTAAGAACGGGTGTAGAGCCCACAGATAGAGAAATTACATTCAAAAATGATAAGATTGCTACCAAAGAAAAGGGTATCACAACTTCTAGAGGGATTTTCAACTGGACTACAGTAACTGGTGGTCCACTCGATACTGTACAAGGAATAATAGACGATTTGAATACATCTGATCTAACTAATGTTTTATTATACAATAGTTTCAAAGATAAAAAATTCAATAGATATTTTAGAATTAACGGTACATTTGTAAAATTCCCTAGTGGATTAAATGAAACAAATGCACTAGCTACATATGTAGCAAAGGTTGACTCATCTATATATTTGAGAAAGGATCTTCAAAATGGTATATTAGAAAGCTATACTGCCACAGATCCTCAAGGAATAGTTGCGAAAAGACAAGCTGACCCACTATTTGTGAAGTCTACTGAGTTGTTGATGGATGATGATTTCGTTAATACTAAAGAATTTGAACCTCACGTTGTTGATGATGAAGCCATGTATGTTAGGTTGGATACAACCGAACCTACTGGAATGGGATTACTTTGGAATGACAAAGGTGAAATTAGAAGAACTCAAGAAGTTAAATTTGAGCTTGAGGTGACTACATTACAACCAGGAAAAGACGCTGATAGATACATACCAAAAATAAGAGCCCTTCAATCTTTCACACCAAAAGTGTATATAATCAGGAATTCAGTAATTTCATTTACGATACGTTCATATTCGAAGGTGGAAAAATTCAGACTAATTGGGGAAGGTATAACAACAGTTGAAGTGAAAAAGTTGGGTGTTGATTCCCTCTCAAATTCGTTTAACGGTCTCCATGAGCTTACTGAATTCATTTGCCCGTTCGAAGCAACTGCGAACATTACTAATTTCTACAGTGCTTGGGAGGACTGTCCTAAACTTCACGAGAACACATTCCCGTCCATTGATGTTAGTTCTGCAAATCAACTTTCTCGAGCTTGGTTTGGAACATTCACTTCAATTAATTGTCCAGGAACTAACGGGATTGTCACGGTGCCAGCTGGTGCATATACACATGACATGTGTTCTCCAACATAATAAATATAAGGAATATAAATGAAAGGAATAATTTTAAGTAAAGGAACAAAGAGTGAGTTTGAATCAATGAACATCACTGATAGAATTTCGGGAACTGTTGTTCTCGCTACTGATACAAACGAAGTAGGAGTTATATCCTCTGAAAAACTCTATATATGGAGAAAATGGCAAGAAGGTGATTCAAATTCACTTAAACATGATGGGGAACTGATTACTCTAGACGACGGTGGGTTATTCGTTGACAGTGATGGTAATGAACATTATCTAGATAACGGAGAGTTGTTACCAGTTGAAATTGGAATCAGTGAACAAAGAGCTAATGAAATTCTAGAACCTAATTGGCATAATGCTCAGGACTTCCCGTTTATTGGTCAATATGACAATTTAGTAACTGCAACAGTTACTAAAGATGAAGATATCATTACAAATACTTATGTTGATGATGTATTGGTTGCCGATAATATTCAACAAAAAGGAAAAGTGATTGGAAACATAGACTTTTCAGAAGCTGGAATCAACTCAAAGACTATAGTGAATTTAAACTACCTTATGGAACACCCAGAAAAATTCCCTAATGAAGATCCTTGTGACAAAGGAATGGCTGGAGTGTTGTGGACACCAAACGGTGGTGCAGACATTATATTGAGTGGTTCTTGGTCAAATGGTGAACAAAGGTGTAGAGTGTTTGAAATAATAGTTCAAGGTGAACAAAATGGTGATAATGATCCAACAATATCTATGCAAGTACCTCTGGGTCAAAGTGTAACTCGTGAATTCTTTGACATGGATCACCCAAATTCTGAAACTAAACATTACGCCATTAGGTTCTCTAGTAATGAACCAATAACTTCATTTAAACTGCTGGCTCAAGGTAGTTCAGTAATTAGCACAAATGTTAATATCATCAAATTTAAAACAGTGACATCCATGAATGAAGCGTTCATGGGTATGAACAATTTAGGAAGTTTTACGTGTCCATTTGACCAGACTGAGAATGTCACTGATTTTTCCAATGCGTTCAATGGTTGTAGTATCCCTGCAGGTCAATTTCCATCTATTGACGTGAGTTCAAGTAATTCATTTGTAAGGACTTGGTATAATTGTCCACAACTTTTAGGTGCGAACTGCCCAGGAACAGATGGTACATTGGTTATACCAACTGGTGCTGATACAACTGAAATGTGTGGGATTCCATCTATTTGGGGACATTATAGAGTGACATCTGCAAATAATCCTGATGGATATTTTAATTCAATAGCGTTTGCTGATGGTTCAAAAGGATCAATTGAGTTCCTTGATGGGGCAGATTATGGACTTACTAAAATGGAATTTGCTTCATACGAAGATTTCCCATTAAGACTTTTAACTAATGTGGTGCCAAATGACCAAGCACTATTCATTGCTACTGGTGACAAGTCTAATAAAAGAATGGTTGGTGGGGCAAGTAATCAAATAAACACTTTTGGTACTCCATTCCAAGGTTTAATGGAAGATGGTGTTTCACATGAATTCTATATTAAGATGGATGTATATAACCAATAAATAGTTAATCTTTAAGCTTGTTTTAAGCGAATGTACGGTATAATGGTATATAAACTTAAAAAGGCTTAAAAATGATAAAAACTCCAAAAATCGGTGAAACTTATATCACTAACGAAACTGCTTCAATCTACGTCATGTCCGACATGACGGGTGAAAACCTTACTCCAGTCAACGACATCAAAAATAAAAAAGCTACATTAATGAGAATTAAAGAATATGATAATTCTGATGCACTCCTTGGATTCAAATTAGAATCAGAAGATGGTGAATGTACGAGAACTCTTTATGGTTCTGAAGATAACTTATTTTGGTTATATGCAGACGAATTAGACGAATTATCTACGGAAGAAGCGTAATATGAGCACTACAGAGATATGTTTAATGACACTCACCGTGATATATGGTATAGTTCTATTATATATCACCTACAAGGAGAGTAGAGAGTCTAAACGACTTTCAGTGCAGTATTACTCAGAATTGGAAAAACACCTCAGAGGAGAGCCGAATTCGTTCGAAAGTGCTTCAGAGGAATATAAAAGATTCTTATCTTAAAAGTTTGAAAGGCTTAAAATGACATTAGAAAAATTTCAAGAAAAAATGACCGAATTAAAATCAGAATACAATCACTTTATTGAGGAAGAAGAATTTGCATCTGCTTGTCATGTTATGGACTTAATGTTAGATCTAAAATTTAATTTCGAAAAGGAAAACTAATGGAAAATGGAACATACAAAGGCGTCGTGATCGTAACGACTTATTTCAGGGATTGGAAATCTACTGAATTTAATTACGGTGATTATTCTGGTGTACTCACTCACCCAACGGTCGGAACAAAAAATTTTCATAGTGCCCATATTTATTGTGGTGGTGATAGTAGATTATTAGTGAGAACTTTAGGCTTAGTTGCTCATCCACTGGACGTCGAACGTTCAAGAAACACGAAAGGTGTTTCAGGTTACTTACTCCACCCAATAAATGATTTTGGTGATTTGAATTCAAATCAAATTATAATTGAAATTGCTAGACAAATTAAATCTATAGGTGACTGTTTTGATTCGAATTGTGAACGCAATTTTCATATCTCATAATTAAGCAAGGTTTAAGCCAAATTAGGGTATAATAGTATATAAACTAAAAAGGCTTAAAATGACATACCAAGAAACTCAAGAAATCCAAAAAGATAAAAGACAATTATTATATGCTTCTATGAAAGAGCTTGGTTTGTACCCAATTACACAACACCCTTCTTATGAAGAAGATTTAGCGTATGATATCGATGATGTTATAGAACTCATGGAAACAATTCAACAAATCCAAACTACTCAAGGAGCTTAATATGAGACAAATTAATATGTACTTAGACGATATTAGAGACCCAAAGGGTGAGTTTGATATTATTACTAGAACTTCACAAGAAGCTATTGATTGGATGTATGAATTTGGTTGCCCCGACTTCATTTCTTTCGACCATGATCTTGGTGGTGATGATACTGCTATGAGAGTCGTGAAGTGGATGGTTGAAAGAGACCTAGATAATGGCAATTCTTCAATACTGGTGTCCAAAACACCACACAACAAAAAGACTTACAAGGTTAGAAGGTTGGATGAATTGGGGTGATTATGGTAAGGGGATGGTTCGAAAGGCTTGTTTTACGAGAATTAAACCAATTTGTCAAATTTGTAGACAACCTATGGTTTATGCTGGGAGTAATTTACCAAAGAAAAAGAAAGGTAAGAAATGAGACGCACATATAATTCATGTCTAGAAGGTGTTATGCAAGATCACGAAATGTCAGACAAGGCTCAAAGAGCGTTTGCCGTTGGTTTTGAAATTGGTGAACAAGGTGCAGAAGATGGTGTTTTTCTCACTGAATGTTTAGAGAAAGCATCAGCGATGGCAGTTTTGATTTTTGGTTCTACAAATGAAGCTACTTTCTTCTGTAGACGTGGTTGTATTAGTGGGTTTAATAACGCCTTAAAGGACGAAGGATGAATAAAACAAATCAGAGTCATATATTCCTTGATGGTGACAAACTCAAGGTTATTCACGCGTATTTAGACGGAGTTGAAGCTTGGATATTTTCAAATATTTACGGGCTTGATGAAAGATTCTGTTCTGGAGGTAGATATGTTCAATACCAAGATTACACAGACAACACAGAGGGTGTACGCTACTTCGCAGAGAAGTTAGGCGTAGAATACGAAATTGATGATAGGATAAAAGATGAAAATAGAAATAATTGAAGATATTCTTGACGGAATTACTAATGAACTTGAAAGGCTTTTCGATAAGAGATATATGTTTTATTACAATGGGTTATTCAGTCAATGGTATCTTAGACACCCAGATACAGATAGGGTACATAGACCTTCTATTTATAAATTCATGGAAAAATTTGTACCAAAAGGAACTGAATTTAGAATGTGGGAATGCACCCATTCCCAAGTACGGTTTCCAGGTGGTGATATTGAACCAGAATTGAAAGAAATTCTTAGGAAATTAACTGAACGAAAATCTAAATTAGTTAATATTGAAGTCGGTTCTGTGTACAAAATGAATGAACCTTTATATCTGGGAAGAATTAGAGCTGACAAGGGTGCAGTTGTACATTTTGAAAAATCTATCCCAGCTTGTGGTGGTTACAGAATAATTGTAAAACCAATCAGTGGAGATTTTGCATTGACTTGTCATTCTTCATTTTTCTCAAATTCTACTAAAGACTTTCGAGGAAATTCTGATGCATTCTATCCCTTAGATGTTCTTAAGGAAAATATTGGGCTGAGTGATTTTGGTGAGTCTATCCTTTACGACGATTATTATTCATCAAAGATAAAAGCGACTAAGTTAGATTTAAGTGAAGTTACGGTATAATAGAATATAAAGTTAGAAAGGCTTAATATGACAATTCACACACAAGATAAAATTAAAGATTTAATTTTACGCGTTTTATCAGGGGAAGACATTTCAGGAAGGTCTGAATTGAAAACTCTTTCATATAAAGAAATTAGCGTATATGCTAAAGAACATAACTTAGAATTCTCTTTTGAAGATATAGGTAGAGATCAAAAATCAGATTTAATAAAAAGTATAGTGAAAAGGAATACATAAATGGGAAGAGAAAGAGATGAAGAATATAAATATAATCACTTGGTAGATTTTGTTGTAGAAGATATAGAGGGGTTTAATGACTTTGAAATTGCTTCTGCTTTGAAAGAATATTTTCTAAATTACGGTAACGGATATTGTATAATGTCATTTATCGATTTCGACGGAACTTGGTTTGCTAATGTATCAGGCTCAGTGTTTGAGAAGGGGTTTCAAGGAGCTTCTGAACCAGAAGCTGTGTATAAAGCGTGTGAGTGGATTATTGAACATGAAGCTTCTTTGGAAAAAGAAGAAACCACAGAAACTCCAAAAAATTTGAAATGGTTATGGATGATGAAATGGTGTGAATCAAATAGATTAGCTCCTGCCGATGAAGTTTCATGGAGAAAGGCTGAAGAAGCTTTCAATAATAGAGAAATAGTGGAAAACGTCGATGTTTGATAATAAACAAACTGCATATACTGAATTAAATTTCAACGCTGTATCAGGAACAATTCTCAAATCTCATTCAAAGAGTCGCATTACTAGGTGTCACATGAAGAGTCCTATGGCTGGATATCTTTTTGATGATAGTTATCCAACACTTAGGAAAAATGGAAAGGGTATTGTTGTCCTTCAAGTGATGTTGTGTGGTGACAGCGAAATGTTAGTAGAATATATCTACAGCGAAGATTATGTAATTGAATCAGGAGAACCGAATGAATAAAGCGAAATTGACTTATGTGATAACTATGAAATACACCACAGAGGTAGAAAAGTATGATGAAGATTATACACTAGATCAGGAGATTGCTCTTCAAACAGAATATCTCCAAAATCAAGGTGAAGATTTACATGAAGCGTTAATTAATTCGGAATTAATTAGTGTCGAATTAAGTTCTGTCAAAAAGTTTGATCAACATGGATGATGCACTCACTTTCGAAATATTAGATAATATGATCAAACAATTCCCAACAACTCCGGATATCAATACACAGTTTAAGAATTGGGTGAAAGGTAGGCAAGAAATACCAGATGATGCAGTGTATTTCGTGCACGAATCATTATTCAAAAATCTTATGCCAGATAAAGATATATTCATGTCCAGTTTAATTGACGAGGGTGAACTAATTGTAATATCGAAATCGTACTTAGAAAATATAGAAGAAATTGCTGATTTAAGCAAGGCTTAAGCTACATTACGGTATAATAGAGTATAAAGTTTGAAAGGCTTAAAATGAATTTACAAAACACTCAAAAAATTAAAAATATCCAAGACATGACTCCTTACACTCACGTGGTAATGACTTTTATTGAAGTGAACAACTTACCGTCATTTTCATACCCAGAAGTGTATGAACGTTTTGTAACTCAATTAAATTTACCTATTGAGGAATTTGAAGGAGAATTGTTTTTCGCATTCCCTGATAATTTTACTGGTTATTTTGACTTAGTGGATGCTATTAAAGAGCTAAATGATAATGACGCATTATTCTTTCAACGCAAGAGTGAGGGGTTGTCAGAGGCAGGACGTGATGTACGAGCAGCAGAACATTTAGTGGCTACAACTGAACAAGTATTGGTAGAAGCTCAAACTACTCTACGAGAAGCTAACCTTAGATTGGTTCATGCCAAAGTTGCTTCTGAAGCAGTGGTAATCTAATACAATTTCACTCTCTCGCCACAAGGCTAACTTATTTGAAAAGGAAAAGAAAATAAAATGACATATATAGTAAATGCTAATAGAGATGCAGTTATGAATAGATCACACCCAGTTGGGGAGATTGTTGAATTTGTAAAGGTTTGTAAAAGTGGGTTAATACTTGTTAAGGATAATGACGGTAAAGAATACACACTTGCAAAGTTTAACCTCGATGAATATCCACGTGGCAATAATAATGATTAAATTAGAATTACTGAAAATGATTTTAGATGATCATTTAATTACGAATTGTGAATACAGTACAGATTATCCAAACATTATCATGTACGGACATTCTTATGAATTGAAGATAAAGAAAGTTCATGTTGGTGATTTGGCGTTTGATTGTAAGAAATTCATTCATGAGAAATACGGCGTTGTTGTAAGGTCATATACACATGACTTCTGTGTTTCAAAATTATCTTACGGTGAAACGGGTGATATGGTAACCAGTTCTATATTCTGTGACGATAGATCTGAACCATATACGATATTTCTCGCAAGCTTGTGGGTTGTAAATAACTTAAGTCCTTCTTAAGTTTAATAAGTTATAATTATAAAAAATAAAGGATACAAAAATGGGAATCAAAGCAAAAATATACTGTGGTCATGATTTTAGAGAAGAGGAAGCGAGATTAAACTCCGTTGTTCAGGCTTGTAAAGTAGCTGATGTACAAATACCTCAAGAGGTTCAAGATAAACTGATGAAAATCTCCGATGGTTTTAACCAAGTAAAATTGAATGTTGAATTAGAAATCAATGCAGACGGCGTAAAGCGTTTTAGAGTCAAGGCTTCTGAAATAGCGAAGACCGAAACTGAATTTGTTTATTTTGAGATGGAACAATTCAAAACTGACAAAACTATGACTGACGAAGAAGAAACATTAGAGTTAGCAGATATTATGTTGGCTGACCCAGAAAAAGGTCCAATTAAGAAGTTCTTCTCAAAAGATGAAGGTGACATCTTCGAAGCTTTAAATTAAGCAAGGTTTAAGCTACATTACGGTATAATAGTATATAAATTAAAAGGATATGATATGAACATACAAAACATGAAAGAGGATTTCCACATTCAATTGGAATTGAATCGAGAAGTTAAAATTGGTCAATTTCTAATAGTTGAATATGAAGATGGTGATTCTGACATGAATGGTACTTTCTATATATTAGATGAAGATAATGGTATCCAAAACTATTTACATGAAGACGCAGTTATAAAACACTCAGCTTCATGTGGTGTTGATGGAACTACAGCTTGGTATGATACCCGTGAAGACGCATTCAACACACTAACAAAATATTTCGAAAACAACTAAAAGGAAATAATATGAATACAAATATAATTATGATGGCTGACAGTTACAAATACAGCCACTGGAAGCAATACCCTAATAATATGGTTTCAATGTTTGATTACGCAGAAGCACGTTCTGGTAAAGTTTACCCAGCAACTGTATTCTTCGGTCTACAATACTACATCAATGAATACCTTATGAAACCACTCACGGTCAATGATGTTTACGAAGCTAAAGACTTTGCACAAGAACACGGAATTCCGTTTAACCTTGATGGTTGGATGCATATTCTAAATGAACACGACGGTTTCCTTCCAGTAGAAATTAGAGCAGTCAAAGAGGGTACGCTTGTGCCAACGGGTAATGCACTATTCACTATTGAGTCAACTGACAAAAAAGTTCCGTGGATTGCTGGTTTCCTTGAAACACTTCTAATGAAAGTTTGGTATCCATGTAACGTGGCTACAAGAAGCTTCTATGTTAAAGAATCTATCGCTAGATTTTGGGCAGATACAGTAGACCCTGAAGAGCAATTTGGTATTAACTTTGCTTACCACAACTTTGGTGATAGAGGTTCTAGTTCTCCTGAGTCAGCTGGTATCGGTGGTCTAGCACACCTTACTCAATTTATGGGTACAGATAACTTCGACGCACTTAGATACGCAAAAGTGTATGGTGAAAAGGTCATAGGATTTAGTATTCCTGCTACAGAGCACTCTAGTACAACAGCGTGGGGTCAAGAGAACGAGCTTCAAATGATTATGAACCACATTGAAACAAATAAGGGTTCAGACATCATCGCAGCAGTTTGTGACTCATACGACTACCTTGCAACGGTTAAGGCTGTGACATCAGGGGAATTTAAGTCTAAGATTGAAAGTCCAGATTACCCTAAATTTGTAATCAGACCCGACTCTGGGGATCCAATTGAAATGGTAGATGCTACACTTGCTATCATGGAAATGAACGGGGTTGAACTTACTGTAAATTCAAAAGGATATAAAGTCTTTAACAAGTATGGTATCATCTGGGGTGACGGAATTGACAATGTAGTTATTGAAAAGCTTCTTAATCTTCTTAAGAAAAGAGGGTTTGCTGCGAGTAACATAGCATTTGGTTCAGGTGGTTGGCTAATGCAACAACACGATAGAGATACTCAAGCGTGGGCAGTTAAATGTTCTAGTATTACAGTTGATACGGGTTCTCCTATAGAAGATGGGGCAGGAAAATTCTCTTGGGAAGAATTCCTAGTAGAACGTGACGTGTTCAAAGACCCAATTACTGCTCCGAACAAGAAAAGTAAGAAGGGTGTGCTTACACTATGGTACAACAAGGCGACCAAGACATACTTCACTGATAGTAGAAGTATGGACACAGATGGTCAAGTAATTGATTGTCTTAATATAGTGTACAGAAATGGTAAGGCTCCAAACCAAGTTACGTTCACCGAAGTTCGCGAAACTTCTGGAGAACTGTAATGGGTTGGCTACTGTACGTCATTGGATTCATAATAGTATTCACTTTAGTATATGTTTGGAACATAGCAAATGCACAAAGCGTCTCAGGTAATTCAGATAATATTGTTTCCTTACCATGGGGATTATTTTTAAGTCTCATGAGTTGGGGTTCAATAGTATTTTTCCTAGTCGTGATTGTGATAGGGTCTACCATATATTTCTTCACCGAAACGGAGTGGGTTCAATCTCTAAATGATAAATTCACTGGTGTTAAAGAGAAAAAAGTACCAACTCCTCCATCAGGAAGAACTGGTCCATAAAGGAACAAAAATGAACAAAGCAAAAATAAACAAAATCAAACACGCGTATAAGATACTCAAGGAACTTCACGGTAACTCTTCTCCAGAAGATGAACTTATTGGGATTGTTTCAAGGGACTTCTCGGTATCTGTTGAAGATACTGAATGGGCTATTGATTACAACAACGGCTCAGTTCTACCCGCAATAAAATATGGTATTGTTAAGGGGCGTTTCCAACCGTTCCACTTTGGTCACCAACATATCATTAATGAGATTATACTTGATGGTAGAACACCTATTGTGATTATTGGTGATGATGACGGTAAAAACCCAGAAAAGAATCCTCTCACAATATCTCAAAGAATGCAACTTATTGAACAAGTGTTTCCTGGAATGTGTATATTTGTGCCAATAAAGGATAATAATGATTGGACAGAATGGTTTGCTTCAATTGAATCTGCACTTATTAATATTGCACCGAAAGAAGATATAGCACTGTTCTTCCACAATAAAGAAGTAGATAGATACGCTGAATTTGAATGTAATGGTAAGAAATACTGTAATGAATTTTACACCAAGATTTACGAGGACGCTGGGTATAACCTAATTCCAGTTGAATTTGTAGAGCGTACAGATATCAAGGTAGACGCAGACGCAAGAAATATTCGAGAGAACTTTGAAGCATTCAAGCACCTTATGGACGGACGTAATTACTGGAAACTGAAAGGATGGGGATGGTAACGGCTGGAGAAATTCTCCTAACTTCAATTTCATATAACAAGAAAAAATACGTGAGGTCTAAGATCAATAAGATGAATAAGATTTTTAATGACATTGAAAAGAATAATTCACATGATATTGAATTATATAATCTTCTTATGACAACAATGAGATATAAGTTTGTTGAAGATGTTAAATCTTCAACATTAAGTGGTAGACAATTGGATTTTATGTTGAATGTAATTAAATCCATAACCCTAACGAAAATGAATAGAGTAGGAGAAATTGTATGAAAATAGTATATGCACAAGAGGATTTAGATTATTCTAAACCATCTATATTTTTAGCTGGACCAACACCAAGGAGCGAAGATGTGAAGTCTTGGCGACCAGAAATGTTAGCTAAGATTGAAGCTGAATATGGTGATAAATTTACATGTTTTATACCTGAGATGAGAAATGGTTGGACAGATGATTTTGAATACCATGAACAAATTGATTGGGAATCACATGCTCTTGAAAGTTCAGATATAATTGTATTCTGGATACCAAGAAATATGAAGGATATGCCCGCACTAACCACCAATGTGGAATTCGGTTATTGGTTGGCAAAAGACCCTTATAAAATGGTTGTCGGTATTCCTGAAGGTGCTGAACGTATGAGATACATACAACGGTTACTAGAAGAACATGGAGTAGAAGAACAAACTACTATGGATGAAGTTGTTGAGTTTATAGACATAATTAAAGTAAATGAACACGATGATTTTACGGGATGGGTATCATAGAAAATGATAGAGAATTTTATTGATTCATGGAAATCATCGGGGGTTGTAGTAAGTGTGACTCCTAGATTAATCCCATATGATGAAATAACAGTGGTTCCTCTAGGACCACCAATGAATAAGGACGAAAGGTTGAGAATGATGGGGTTTGTTAAGATAATAAAAAATGGCGAGGTAAAATATGTTTCTATTCAGAGGAGTTGAGGTTTGTGACTGTGATTGTCACAAAGAGGGTAGAAATATCATGCACTTCATGGCTTGCTGTGATTTATGTGGTTTTGACTACATAAATCACGATGGTTCAATAAAAGAAGAAGTCTTGTATAAATTGCTTAGAATGGACTTCGTAGAAAAGGCAGAGGTAACATATGGCAAACTCAAAAATATCAAACATACCAAATAATGGGTGTGAAAGAAAATACAATCTAATATTTGAATTCGGTAAAAGAAATCGAATCCAACATTTCCTACAAGACGTTGAAAGGTTCAGAGATGTTTATGGTGATGAGACACTCAATGAAATGTTGGATTGGATAAAACACGATCAGTCAGAGTCATACAGTGAAAAGATTTCGGAAAACTATGATCTTATATTGGAAGCAGTTCAAAAGGAAAGTTCATGAGTGGTGCGTTTATATTAGTATTGTTGTTCTTAGCATTTTTAATCATACCGAATAACGGTGAGAAAGCTCCTATAGATAAATTTTTCGAATGGTTGGACGGAAGAGGTATTAATGAAGAGTCTTTAAAACACAAGGGTGATAAAGAATTTATTCTAAAAATGATCAATGATGACATTCAAAAAGATAATGATAGAGATATAGAAATTATGGCAATGGGGTTCAAGAATAGGGATCTTACAAAAAAGATAACTGACATTGACCCTTACAAACGCTACATATTTCATGGTGGTTGCCATGGATGTATTGTACCTGAAAGAGATAGTATTTCTATGTGTTTAGGATGTCAATATTATAACCGTGATTTAAATGTTAGTCTATATGAAGGAAAAGATAATGAGAAATTGTGAAGTATGTGGGAAAAATGATTTAGCGACGATGGTACATAGTTCAAGTGTTGCTGGGGCAAGTTTCAACTTTTGCAGTTGTTGTAGTCCAATGGGTGCAGAGCCTTCTGGGTTAGTAGATTCATATATTTCATACGATAGTAATTCTGACAGTTATTATGATGAGTCAGATAATCATATGGAAATAGTTTTAGCAAATGGTTTGAAATTTCAGACTAGAGGAGAATATGTAAAATGGAGAGAAGAAAATAAAAATGGATGATTTAATAGAAGCATTACAAATATTTAGGAAGTACGGCAACCCAGATAACCCAACTCATTGTGAGCACGATGAAATGTGGATTGATATTGATAATGAAGACGTATCAGACGCAGACATTAAAAAGCTTGACGATTTAGGGTTTTTTATAAATGAAAGTGAGGGAGGATTTAGTTCTTTCCGTTTTGGAAGCTGTTAAGCTTGTTTTAAGCGAAGTTACGGTATAATAGAGTATATTAAAATAAAGGTTCAAAAATGATAAAAGATTTACTAGAAAAGTATGAGGCAAAGCTTCAAGAGTTTCAAGCAGAATTTGACGAAGCGTATGAATCACAATACACAGAAAGATGTGATGAGTTAGATGAAGTTATTGAGTTATGTACTGAAATCATTGAAGATTTGAAAGGGTAAAGTGATGGATATGTTTAAAAATATAGATTGGCAAAAAGGTTTGTTAGAAGGTGCGTTGGCAGTAGGATTCTTTTTGATTGTTTACTTAATGATCACTATTATGGTGTTCACTTCTGGGCGTCCAATTGATCCCAATTTACAATACATTTTAACTATACTCACAACAACCATCATGTATTTCAATATGATGGATAAGCGTGATATGGATAAAAGGTTAGATGAGATTGTTGAAACTTTAGAGACAATTGAAGATACTACTGAGGCAACTTGGGATATTCAGCGTATGGATGATGAAGATTTTACCATCGATGAACTTAGAGAAATGATTGAAGACCTTCAAATTGAAATTGATGTGAAATCAGAAAGTAAAGCAAGAGATTTAAAGTAATTGTCAATTTAAGCAAGGTTTAAGCTACATTAGGGTATAATAGTATATAAAGTTTGAAAGGCTTAAAATGGAAAATGGTTTAAATGTTATTGACAAAACTATATTAGGACTCACTGCAGGACTATTGATTACAATGGGTATATTTTATGAATCACCTGAAACAAGGAATACATTGGTTTGTAAGTATAGTTATCTTGTAAGGGACGTTGACTACTATAGTCAAGGTTATACGAATGAAATCCCAAGCACGGTAAATGGTTGTGTTCAAACAACAACTAATGTGTATTGTGGGACTATGTCACTTGAAAGAACCAAAAAAGGTACAACATATTGCGAGAAGAAAGGTAAATAATGGTACAATACAATTTAGATATAAAAGACGCATTGGTTATGGCAACTGAATTACAAACAATTTCAGCGTGTGCTCAAACTAACGACGCAATCATATCAGACATATCTACTCAGGAAAGTTTAGTTGTTGAGGTGATGGCATTAGATTTCAATACGGTAAGTAATGAATATGAACCAAATCTCAAAAATGTATTTGATACAATTATATGTGCTTTAAAGTACAATATGAAGCCAGTGGGAGTTACATATAATCTACTTGATTATTTGGTAAGTAAAATTCCTCAAATAAAAAATAACATAGAAGCATTAGATTACGCTACTCTGAACGCTGACGAAGAAGATATGGACGAATTGAACGAACAATATTTAGTTCAGTCAGCTTTATTGAACCTCGTATATACATTGAGTAACAGTAACAAATTCGAAACGGTACAAACGAGACGAAAGGAACGTAATGATTCATAAGTTACTGAATGAAATTCTAACTGAAATGAACGAAAAAGCTGAAACAATTTTAGGCACTAAGATGATTAGACCTGAAGATGCTATTTCAGCAATTCTTAAATTTGACGAATATGAAGGTAAATCAGAAAGACTTCATAGATTGTCAGAATACTTCACCGTTGAAAATGGAGAAGGTGTACACACATTTGACACATTAGATGAAGCTCAGGCGTTTGCTAAGGGTAAAGTGTATTATATGTATGTAACTAGATCAAAAAGGATATAAGATGTTTGATATAATTAATAACGGAATGGTTGGTGGGGTAATCGGTACAGTAATACTCGCGTCTATTTTTATAGTTATATACATAACGACACCTGAAAAGGAAGACTAAATGGAAATTTTATTGAGTATACTCGAAGTTGTTGGTGGGGTAATCATGATAATTGGATTACTTTTTAACATCCAATTCATGACCGAAGGATATAAAGATTTCGACTATGACTTCATCGGATATAATGGGTTTTTTGTATCATTAAATGAATTCAAGGACTCGTGGAGAGTCCTAGAAAATATATACCTTATCCCGAGAATGATACTTTGGGTAATAATGGTGGTGGCTATATACGCATTTGTTACATTATTTGCTATAGGAACTCTTAGATGGGTTGTTTGGTTGATTGTAAAAAGAGAAAAATTACTGGAGGTTTAGTATGAATAGAAAAAGAATGAGACAATTATTACCAGCAATGAAGTTTTGGGCACAAGGTGGTACGCTCCATCACTATGATTTCATTGATGATACTTGGAAAGAAATGAAAGATGATATAAACTTCTTAGATGTTGGTCCAACATATATTATGGAAGACGGTCACTTTGAAGCAAGAAAAGCTCATGTAATGGGTGAGTACCTTGAATATCCGACGTGTGGTAATGGGTGGATTAAAACTACTGAACCTGATTGGACTGCTGAAACATATAGACTAAGTTCCGACAATGAATTTAATTATCCTATATATAAAGAAGCCATCGACACTGGTGTTGTAGTGAAGTTTACTTCTCTATATGATTGGGAATGTGAAATACCAACGGAACATAGCGTTAAAAAAGGAACTCGACACACGGGTAGACAAACTCACGAAAACTACTTAATGTGGAAAGCGTATGTAAAATATGAATGGCAATATTCTTTTGTTGAATACACAGATGAATGTGATGAAATTGAACACACCCAATATCAAATATCAAAAGAACATTTTGTTAATGAAGGTGAATTTATGAGAAAATATCCTTTTGGTAGGAGCTTTTCTCGCGTAGATAATAGTAAAAGAGAAAGGAGACTGTAAATGTTTAATATAGGAAGACTACATGAAACTATAATTGATGATTATGATTCAAATAAATACATCAAACGGTTTGACAACGTTGTTATTGCAAAGGGTGGTGACGGTACGCTACTAACAGCGATTAAAGAATTTGGAGATCTCGGTCTTCCGTTCTGGGGAATTAATGCAGGAACAGTGGGTTTCCTAATGAATGAAAATCGCATCGATTGTTCAAATGTTGATAAAATCATAACGAAAGAATTCTCACGAATTAAAGTTGAGGTTACATATCTACAAAGTGTTCGTGATATGGCAAGCATCGTTAATAGAGATATTGAGGTTGTAGAAACATTTGAAGCCTTTAATGATATTATGATTGGTGGGGACATGAATTCGTGGATATCATTTGATGTAACGGAAAAGGATGAAATCTTTGCGAAATTTAAAGGTGGTGGAATGATTATTAGTACACCACAAGGTTCTACTGCAATTAATAAGAATAATAACGGGGTGGTTCTACCACTTAGTTCAAATATGTGGTCAATCACTGGTGATAAAACTGATAGACACATAGAATATGTTATTAAGCCACGTAAAATGATCGTTAAGGCTGAAAGTAGAACTGACATTACAGTATGGGTTGATGGATCAAATACCATCATTAAACGTGTAAAGAAGATTGAAGTGACCAAAGGCTCTAAAATTAGAGTTATGTTCAGTGACTTCGAAGATTTTAAAAAGAAAAGGAGAATATAATGACGGGTTATTTAGATTTTGATAGAATAGAACACTTAGGGCTTATGGAAGTTAATGTCAGTGAATTACCAACTCAGGTGATTAAACTACAAGAAGAAGCAGGAGAGGTTGCTGCGGCATATTTAGCGTATGCTGGTACAAACAACGCTTCTGGTTCAGCACTTAAAGAGGAAGACCTTTATTCGGCGTTACTTGAAGAAGTTATTGATGTGATGATTGTATGTGCTGATATCGTTAATAAAATGACTATTGACGAAGATGAACACGGAGTATTCTATGATGGTGAAGCTAAATTGAAAAAATTGGTTGACAGAAAGTTGACTAAATGGGGTTCAAAACAGAATCTCAGGCACGCAAAAGAGAAAATGGAAAAAATTGAAACTTTCTTGAAATAATACTAGGTAATCTCAGCTTATTAAATAACTATAATTTAATAGTGAAGGATTACTCATGGCTCTACATACAATAAACGAAGTTGTTCAATGGTGTTACGATGCCATATAAAGAATCAAATCTTACAAGTTCAAATTCAATCATAGATAAAACTCAAGCTTGGGTTGATAACGGCTTAGACGTAGATGGAATTCCATTCTTTCATAGAATAAACGAACTTTCATTTTTTGAAATAGAACAGCTATGTACTGATATGATGTTTTTATTAATATTTGTTTTCATTGTAGTAAAGATCATCGAAAACTCTAAAATTCTTTCTATTCTATCAATTAAGGTAGACATATTAATGAATAAGAATGACCACGAAAAGTTTATTGAAAAAGAACTCTTTAGGGACTTAATGTAAAGGATAAACAATGAAGCCACTCGGCAGAAGACCAATTAATTTTCCAGGGAAAGAAGACTGTCACCCTCGTGACGGTTATATGAATTGGTGGGAAGATGTGATAGAACCAGATAAACGTCGGGAACGAAGAAACTCCAAAAAAGAAATTAGAAAAATTAAAGAAGATTTAAGCAAGGTTTAAGTTACATTACGCTATAATACATTATAACAATTAAGAAAGGTTTATATGTCAGTAGCACAAACTATTGCGAAACAAATTAATGGTATGGATCCAATGGCATTCTTTGCTTGGGGCACTTCCGAATTAACTGCTTTTTCAGAGTCAGAAGACGATCTAGGAGCTTTACGCTTCAAGGTAAGGAATTGTAGGAACTTCAGAGGAACAGCGTTTATAAAGGTCACTCTCGACTTCTCAGACACGTATACGGTATCTCTATATAAACATAAAAACATTACGAAGTCAATTAAAGCAAAAATGTTAGAAGGCGATTGGAAATACGATGAAAAGGATTTCATTAATGAAATCTCGACAGAAAAAGATGTTTACTTTGACCAACTGGTTACGGTAATAGATAAAATTGTAGGAGAAAAATAATGAGCGAAATGTATTTTAAAGATTGGAACGAAGCAACTGAATTTATGAAAGAAAACCCAGCAGATGGGGTTGATGTCGGTGATATGAAAATTGTAAACTCATCAGTGTTAATTGCTATGGTGACTGATATGTCATTACTTAGTCGTATGGTACTTGGAGATTTGACTGGTCAGGAATTAGACACAAATGAACAACTATATGATTATCTTGCAAAAACTATAGTTTTGGATGATAAAAAGGTTATGGAATATGGTTTGGTTGTGGTGGCTCAACACAGTGGTTTGGGTGATGTTCTGTCTATGATCAATCCAGTGAGTGAAGGTAAGTAATGAGAAATTTTACAATAGAGAACTTTTTGTGTGACAAAACTTATGGTGGTATCTGGACCGCAAGTGACCTTGACGAAACGAACGAACAAGTTTTAAAATATTCGTTGAAAACACTTGAGAAGCATTACGGTTCAGATAGACCATACATCCAAGAACAAGCTAAAAAAGGCGAACAATTACGAAAGTATATGTACATCGCTTGGTTATCTGGTGAACTACCTTTAGAAGAAACAGATCCTAGAAACTTTGACGAATCTGGTAATGAAGTTCACGGGTTTCATCTCTTTGTTATAGGTTTCACTGATTCACCTGAAAATTGTGTCGATGACATTAATGCGATGGGTGATGAAACATTTGATAAATTGGCAAAGGGTTTCTTTTATTAGAAACTCAAATTAAGGATAAATTATGGAAAAATTGATAAAGAAATACCAATCAGAAATTAGAGAACTTGTAGCTTCAGTTGAAGAAAATTACGTTCAAAATAACTGTGAAGTATTAGACGCAATGGATATGGAAATTGAAACTTTGAGAAGAGTAGTAGATGACCTCAAAAATCTAAGAAAAAATTAACGAAAGGTTCGAAATGAAAAAACTATTTCTAATATCATTAACGGCGTTGATGTTTGTCGGTTGTACTGACTTTACGAAAACGAACACGAACACTAAATCTCCAACAGTAGAAACTGAAGAAGAAATGGCAAAAGGTGCAATATTCATAATGCGTCGAGGTTATCACAAAGGTTCATTTGAAATCTATTATAATCAATATAGTACGACAGTATCTTTTTATGAAATTTACATGGGTGATAGTGGAAAATGTGTAGCTTATGTAAATAAGGGTAGACCAACTGTAACTTGTGGAACATTTTCAATTCAGAAAATTATTTAGCAAATTTAAGCAAGGTTTAAGCTACATTACGGTATAATAGAGTATAACAAAAGAAAGGTTCAAAATGACATTTACTTACAAAACTATTGCAAACTTAACTCCTCAGGAATTTAACGAAAGATATGAGGCATTCAGAGTGTTCGCTGACGAGCAATTAGAAGTTGCTAAAGGATTAGCTGAAGATGAAGTTCACACTTCAAAAATTGGTATTGATTTATGGGATAGAAAATCCTTAGATTCAGACTGTATTTATGGTCAAGATATGGAAGACACTATAGACACCATTACCAATTTCCAAATTGAAATTTCTGAGTATAGAAATAGAAGAGGGTTCAGAGTAGAAAATAAAGATTCAATTGACGGTGATTATGAAGATTCATACGCTGAAATCGGTTATGTAGGGTATCAAGCTTCTTGGTTAGAGCCAATAGAGAAAATTAGTGATAACACATTGAATTCTGAATTTAGGGAATTAGTTAAGACTTGGTTGGCACCAGAAGGAT